ATACTTATTAGGAGTAGAAGGTAGTAAGAGTTTTGACCTTATAAGACAAGAACAGTCTTACTTAATGAAACTAGAAATTTCTGAAGATGTACGTAATTGGTTACTTATGCATGATGTAGAAGTACAATCAAATGGTTCAAGAGTGTTTATCTGTAACAAAGTAAGGTATGTAGATTTAGGATTAAAAATACAAAAAGATGAATAAGTACTACAAACCAACAGAAGAAGAATTTGTTGAAGATTTAGAGTGTGAGTTGTATGATGAGGAGTTTAACTCATGGACTCCAGTGTTATTAGACAGGAATGCTGCTAGTGCTTTTCTTCCATTGTGGCAAGCTGGGGACATTAGGGTTAAGTATTTAAACACTACTGATTTTAATAAAGTAGGATACACTTTAAAGTTAAGTAAGGTAGGTACAGAGACTGTAATAGTTGACATTGCTCCTGATGGTAAAGAAACAAGTGAAGAGAGAGATGTGTATGACACAGAGAACTTAACTATCTTACATAAAAATGTGGAGGTAGGGTATTTCTATCCACAGAAACCTGTAGATAACATTAAAATGGATGGTAAACACTACAGTGTGAAGAACATAACAGAGTTAAGAAAATTATTAATATGAAAGCAAAAATAAATTTATTAAATATAAAGTCTTACCTTGTAGGCAATTTTAGATATGCCATTTATGAGAATAGATGGAGCTTTCTTATAAGGAGACATATATTGGAGCAGATATATTGGAGAATTGAAGTTATGGACTATGTTTGTTACAAGGAAGGCAGTTGTATAATGTGTGGATGTACCACCACTGCTTTACAAATGTCAAACAAAGCTTGTGAAAAACCTTGTTATCCTACTATGTTAAGTAAAGATAATTGGAATACATTCAGAAGTGGAGGTTTGATTAAGGATATAAGACTACAGGTAATTTGGAAGATGGTTAATAAAAAACCTGAAGTAGTGTACAGTAGTAATGAATTAATAAAAATAACTCACAGACTTTAATATATGAATTGGGAAGCAACACATATTGAGATAGATAAAGTAAAAGCAGGAGAGAAACACATAATGCTATTTAAAGCTGCTGGAAAAGTCCCAGAAGATTTTAAGATAGATAAGCTAGAAGTATCATGTGGTTGTACCACTCCTGAGTTTGATAAAGAACAAGGAACACTGTTAGTTACATTTAAAGCTGGAGCAGTGCCTAGACATTTACAAGAAGAAGGGAAGTATATAACAACTAAAAGAGTAATTTTGTCTTCTAATTATGGAGATACTACTTTCACTTTTAGAGCAACAATTGTAAAGTAATGGATTTATTCAAAGTAGAAGGGAATTTAGTAATACCAACAGAGCATGCTTTGTTAGTATCTCCTTACTCTGATATTTGGGATAGAGACCCAGATCCAAAGAAGTTAAGTGCCAAGAGACAGTTTGCATACATTGAGTTGTGTTGCAGCTATAAGAAAAGCAATCCTTATAAGGGGTTTGCTGAAGCAGTAAGAAAACAAAAGGTAATACAAGCAATATACAGGGAAGAAGCAGAGTTATTTGTAGAAGACCAACTTATTGTTGAAGGGATGGAGTTATATGAGAAGTTAAGAGTAGAAGCATCTCCAACCTTGCAGTATTATCTATCAGCAAAAGCAGGAGCTGAGAAAATGTTAAAGTGGCTTAATGATTTTGATATGGAAGACCTTAATGAAAGAACAGGTCTGCCATTGTATAAGCCAAGAGAGATAACCTCAGCATTGAAAGATAGCTATGAGGTAATGAAGACATTAAACTCTATGGAAGAGAAAGTCCAAGAGCAATTGTTTGAGTCTACAAAGACTATAGGTAACAAGGAGATTAATCACTTTGAAAAGTAAAGTATGACAGTAACACAGACACTTAGCTTACACATAGAGGATAAAATTAGTTATCATGAAAAGCTTAGAATACAATTTGAAGCTAGTGAACAATTTGAGCAGTGTGCTAGGCATAGAGATGAGGTAACAAAACTTAAAAAGATGTTAGCTTAATGGTTACAGAAACTAAGATTAGAGACAAAGATGGCAAGTGGCTGAAGAGTGACTTGTTCAGAGTAGAAGCTATTAAGTTCCAAAAGTATGGATACTTCTGTTCTGATTATTGGGGAACTGCAGGATGGATAGAATATTGGGAAGAGCAGTTAAAAAGATGTAAGGATGGATTTGAGATACAAGGAGAGAGAATAACAGGTCATCATTATATGTATCTAAATTTTTGTCAGATACAAGTAGTAAAGAAATTAGAAGGGAAGAAGGCTTCCAAGAAAACAACTACTTTTCCAGATTTCTGGGATGGAGATTATGATTACTTTTGGTCTCTTGAGATTGCAAGAAATGGGATAGAGAAACAAGAGTTGGAGGACCTTAACCTAGGGGTGAAACCACACCCTGACTTCCTAACAGGAGGTTTCCACATGATTGTGGGGAAGAGTAGAAGGAAAGGTTATAGTTACAAGAATGGAGCAATTTCTGCTAACTATTATAATACTGAAAGAAAAGCACAGGTTATCATTGGTGCATCAGAAAAGAAGTTTTTGTACCCTAAAGGTACAATGGGTATGACAAGTGATTACCTAAACTTCCTTAATGAGTTTACAGGTTGGAGAAAATCCAGAGATTATGTAGACAAGCAAGACCATAGAAAAGCATCTTTTAAGAAGAAAATAAATGGGGTAGATATTGAGTCTGGTTATCAGTCAGAAGTATTTGCCCTAACCTTTAAAGATAATGCTGATGCTGCCAGGGGTAAGGATGGTATAGTTGTATTACTAGAAGAAGCAGGAGCATTTCCTAACTTAAAAGCTTCTTATGCAGCCATCAAACCTGCACTTACTGCAGGGATGTACATTACAGGACAAATCATTATATTTGGAACAGGTGGAGATATGAAATCAGGTACAGCAGATTTTGCTGACATGTTTTATAATCCAGTAGCTTATGGCTTAATGCCATTCATTAACACTTGGGATGACAATGCCCAAGAGACTACTTGTGGATTCTTCCACCCAGTGACAAAGAACCTAGAAGGGTTCTATGATTTGCAAGGTAATTCAAACATTCCTGCAGCCTTAGAGTTTGAACAATCAAGAAGAAAAGTCATACTTGAAAGTAGTAATAACAGTACAGCATATCAAAGACATGTTCAGGAGTTTGCACTAAAGCCATCAGAAGCTTTTTTAACAGTGTCCACAAATGATTTTCCTGTCATAGAATTAAGAGCACAACTTAACAGAGTATTAAGAGAAAAGTTGATGTTAAAGAAGGGAACACCAGTCTCCCTAAGAAGAGCAGAAGGGGGTAAAATCCTAGCTGAACCAGATCTGGTCAACAAGTTAAACCCAATAATACATTACAAAGTAAAGGAAGCAGACTTAACAGGATGCCCTGTTATCTTTGAGTTTCCATCTAATCCACCTAAAGGCTTGTATAAAATAGGGTATGACCCTTATAGGCAAGACCAAACTTCTGGTGTATCTTTGGCAGCAGTATATGTTTACAAAACAATACAGAAAGGAAACAGCACTAAAAACATTATTGTTGCTACTTATGTAGGTAGACCACAGACCTCAGATTCCTGCAATAGAATTGTAGAGCTTCTAGCAGAATTATACAATGCAGAAGTAATGTATGAGAATGAAGTACCTGATGTAAAGAAATACTTTGAAAGAAGAAAGAAGCTACATTTACTTGCAGCACAACCTGATGGTGTAATATCTAAGAATATCAAAGCTTCAAGAGTAGCTAGAGTATATGGGTGTCACATGAATGAGAAGTTGAAAGATGCTGGTGCCAAGTACATAAAGCAGTGGCTACTAGAGGAGAGGGATTTTGATGAAAATGGAGATGTACTACTAAATTTAGATTTTATATATGATGTTGGTTTACTAGAAGAGTTGATTCTTTACAATAAAAAGGGTAACTTTGATAGAGTTATGTCATTGATGCAAGTTATGTTTCAAGTAGAGGAAGATGAACTAGGCAAAGAGTACTCTGACACAGGGGAACAAAACCAGAATATAAAAGACTTATTGGAACTTAATTTGTTTAACAAAAACTAAAAATATAACAATGGCAGATATTGGAAAAGGGGTTAGACTCTCACTACAGCAAAAGAACTCCAACAAAAAGCAATGGTTTAAAGACAGAGCCAATGCATTAAAAGGAGCTTCTTTTACTTCTTCTACTCACAGTGGGGGAGTATCAGAATACAAAAGAAAGAAAGTCAACTATGACTTGTACAACAACATTATAAACCAAGAAGATTTTGCTTATGTATGTAAGCCTTTTGGTGCTGGTTCAGGAGAATTACCTGCAACCTTTACAAACAAGGATATTACTTCTCCTAGAATAAAGGCAGTGATAGGGATGGAAATGAAAAGACCATTCTCATTTAAGACACTAGCAGTTAATGAAGAAGCTACCAACAGAAAAGAAAAGGTAAAGTTTGACATGATTAAAGAGTACACTGTATCTCAAATTATGGCTCCTATACAAGCAGAGGTAGAACAGAAGTATCAAGCACAAGCAAAAGGTAGAGAACTTACTCCTGATGAATCAAAGCAGATAGAGCAAGCAATGGCTGAAGAGATGAAAGCTATGACACCCCCTGAAGTAGGGAAGTACATGTCTAGGCAACATCAAGATCCAGCTGAAGCACTTGGACATCAACTGTTACAAGGGATTGTACAGAAGCAGGATGTAAAAAGAAAGTTTGACAAAGGTTGGAAACATGCAACATTATCTGGGGAAGAAATTTACTGGGTAGGACAGGTTAGGGGAAAACCTAGCTTAGGAGTGACTAATCCTATTAGGTTTGATTATGACAAATCTCCTGATACAGATTTTATTGAAGATGGAGAATGGGCAGTAGCAGAATATAGAATGACACCATCTCAGTTTGTTACCATGTTTGGAGATGAATTGACAGATGAACAAATAGACCAAGCATACACTGAAGCAAAAGGTGGAGGTCCTACAAATGCTGGAGATTGGGCATTCAATGAAACTGAAAGCCAAACAGGAAACACTTTATCAGTTTTCCATTACACATGGAAAGGACTTAGAAGAATAGGTTTCTTAGAGTATGCTGACTTAGCAACAGGAGAAACTCAGATGACTGTAGTTGGAGAAAACTACAAAATGGACAAAGACTTAGGAGACATAAAAATGTCTTGGGAGTGGATTCCAGAAGTATATGAAACTTATGTAGCAAGAGGAGATATGTATCTTAGGATGCAACCTGTTGAAGGGCAACACAAAGATTTAAACAATTTATTTGAATCTAAGCTACCTTATTATGGAGCAGCTTATGACAACTTAAATTCTGAGACAACATCATTGATGGACAGAATGAAAGTGTGGCAATACTACTACAACATCATTATGTACAGGGTAGAGCTATTAATGGCTTCTGACAAGGGTAAGCTATTACTTATGAATATTAATGCCATACCTAAGTCTTCAGGTATAGACATAGAGAAGTGGTTGTACTATGCAGAAGCTTTAAAGATAGGTTGGGTTAATCCTAATGAAGAAGGTAACAAAGGTTTAGATGTGACTAACATGGCTAAACAAGTTGACATGTCTTTAATGTCTGACATACAGAAGTATATTGACTTAGCAGGATACATAGATGACCAATGTGGGAAGTCTGTAGGTATTACTGATGGGTTAATAGGACAGATTGAGCAAAGAGATGCAGTAGCAAATACACAACAGAATATGTCTTCTGCTTCTACTATCTTAGAACCTTACTTTGACTTACATAATCATGTAAAGAGAAATGTACTTCAGGCACTGATAGAGCAATGTAAAATATCATACTCTGATTCAGAAGATGAATTTATTACATATACTTTAGATGACTTGTCTACTGAAATGTTAAAAGTAGATGCTGGACTATTAGATTCTTCTACTTATGGAATATTTGTAACCTCATCTTCTAAAGCTTATGAAGCAGTGGAACTAGTTAAACAACTAGCACATGCAGCACAGCAGAACAATTCTATAAAGCTGTCTAGTGTTATTAAAGTAATTAGAGCTGAAGGAATACAAGAAGCAGAAGAATTACTTGAGACAGGAGAAAATGAAATGACTCAACAAAATCAAGCACAACAATTACAAGCTATACAAGAGCAAGGTAAAAATGAAGAAGCTGCAAGACAATGGCAAAGAGAGACAATGGATCTTACTCAAGCTAATACATTGGAGCAAATCCAAGCTAAAGGGGAAATTGACCTACAAAAGCAAGCTATGCTTTCTATGGGATTCAATGAGAACAAAGACATGGATAATGATGGCACACCAGATATAGTAGAGCTATATAAGGATGGTGCAGATGCAGACTTAAAAATGAGGAAGCAGAATTTAGATGAAAAAAAGTTTGAAGAGGACAAGAAACAGAACAAAGAGAAAAACTCTATAGAGAAACAAAAAATAACTCAAGCAAAACAAAAGAAAGAATAAGGAATAAGTTAAATTTGGCTATTAGGGTTAATCTCTAATAGTTAAGTTTAATACTTAACTTATCTTAATATTAATACTTAAATTTACATTAAATGCCAGGAACAGAACAAACCCAAGACAACAAGACTGCAGAAGCACAAGCAGCAACAGACACAGCATTAGACAATTTTCAATGGGATGATACAGGAGGAGGAGACTTTTTTGGTATTGCTGAAACAGGAACCAAAGAAGATGTAAAACCTGATGTTGTTTCAGATGTTAAAAAGGAAGATGGAAAAGAACCCACTCCTAAAGCTGATACAAAGAAAGAAGGAGAAGAGGAAGATGAAGAAGAAGATAGTTTCTTTGATATTGTAGACAAGCCAGGAGAAACAAAAGAAGGAGAAGAGGACCAGGGAAGTGATGAGGATGTAGATAAAGATTACTACAAAACTTTAGCTTCTAGAATGAAAGAAGATGGTATCTTTCAAAATGTAGATATTCCTGAAGGGGAAGATTTTACAGAAGATAAGTTCATTGAATTACAGGATTTAGAGATAGATTCAAGGGTAGAGGAAGCTTTTGAGGGATTCTTTTCAGAACTAGACGCTGATGGTGCTGCATTTTTAAAGCACAAGAAAGAAGGTGGAAGTACTGAAGATTTCTTTAAAACTTATGGTCAGAGTACAGGTGCTCCACAAGGAGACTTGGATGATGAGTCCTATCAAGAACAGGTCAGCAGATATTACTATGAACAAGAAGGAGAAGATCCTGAAGACATAGATGATAAGATTGAGTGGCTTAAAGATAGTGGCAAGTTAGAAAAGTATGCACAGAAGTTTGATGGTAAGTTAAAAGAAAATGACAAGAAGACCAAAGAAGATTTAGCAAATAATACCAAAGCTGCAGAAAAGACTGCAGAAGAAGGTAGGTTAGCTTTTGCTACAAGTGTCCAAGAAGCTTTAGAAGCTATAGAAGAAGTGGACAACTTTAAATTTACTAAAGAGAGTAAGAAAACTTTACTCCCTTTTATCACTAAAGCCACTGTAAAAGTTGGGAAGAACAAGCATATAACAGGTATGCAGGATAAGTTAAGTGCTACACTTAAAGATCCTAATAAAATGTTAGTACTTGCTCAATTATTACAGAATGATTTTGATGTTTCTAGTATCATTAACAGTGCAACCACTGCTAAGACTAAAACATTGAAGGATGACATTCAAAGAAAAAAGACTTCTGTAAGACCTACAAATTCAGGTAAAGCAGGTAGTAGAAAAAGCCTTTCAGAATTTTTCTAAAAAAGTAATTATAAATTAAAACTAATATTAAAAAGTTAGATTATGGTAGGTAACAAATTAATTACCAAACAAATGCCTTGGCATGCTAACATGACAGAGATGAACCATTTAGGTAAAGCTCTTATTGCAAAGCCAGACAAGTTTGAGTCAAAAATTGGACAGTTGTTTACAGCTGAAAAGTATTCTGATAACCCTTTAACTGCTATGGCACTTAAAGAAGGTAGAGAGGAAAACACCAATTCTTCTATGTGGGAATGGGATATGCGTGCTGCAAGCACTAGACCTTTAGTAGTACTAGAAGATGTATCTCCTGGAGATACAACAAAAGGAAAGTTCAAAGGGACTTTCAAAATCAAATTAGATGAGAACTGGTATGAGCCAGGAGACATCATTACTCCAGGAACTACTAACAAGAAGTTCCAATGTAGAGTACAAGAAGAGCGTGTTCCTCATGGGAAAGGTTTTATCTACACTTTACGTTTGATGAGTGATAACCCACAATTGTTTATTCCTTCTATGTATTTCAAAGCAGGAACACAATGGGGTAAATTGTATTCTCAATATGCTGAAGCTGAAACTCAATCAGGTTCTACACAATATGCTTTGCCTATCACTATGGCAAACAGAATGTCTAGATTCAGAAAGAAGTACAAGGTTACAGGAGATGCACACAATGAGGTATTGGCTGTAAAGATTCCAGACTCAATGGGTACTTACCATGATTCATGGGTTAAGTATGCAGAGGTAGAGTACTGGCAACAATGGTACAGAGAAATTGAAAGAGGATACTGGTACTCAAGAAGTACAGATTCAGTATTATCTGCCAATGGTAGACCAATCAGAACAGGACCAGGATTACAAGAGATGTTAGAAGATTCTCACACACAGCGTTATTCTCACTTAACTGCAAGGTTAATTGAAGAGTACTTAATGGGTATTTTCTACTCAAGAGTTAAGCCAGGTGCTGCAAGAAAAATCAAAGGATATTCAGGTGAATATGGAATGATTAACTTCCACAGAGCTATACAAGATTGGGCAACTAAAACTGGATTTATTCAGGTGGTACAAGATTTATTTATCCAGAAGGGTTCTTCTGAATACAATGATAATGCTGTATCTGCAGGTTACCAATTCACAAAATACAGAATGGCAAATGGTGCTGAATTAGAATTAATTCACAATCCACTTTATGATGATAGAGAAATCAATTTTGAAATTGACCCTGTTACAGGTTACCCTCTTGAATCTCAAAGAATCACATTCTTAGATTTCTCAGGAGAAGGTAAATCTTCTAACTGTAGAATAGTAAACAAAAACAAGTCATACAAACTTGGGTATGTTGCTGGTTTGACCAACCCTTATGGTCCTAATGATGGAAAGTTAATGAGCCATTCAGGTGACTTCTATGAAATGCATGTTGAGAAACAATCAGGTATGCACATTGAAGACATTGGAAGATGTGGTGAATTAATCCTTTCTAGAAACTAGGAACAAAAGGACAACTTAGAGTCAGGGATTGAGTTCCCTGACTTTATTTTATACCATCAGAGAAGATGATTAAAATCAAATACTAAGTTCATTAACATACAATGAAAAGAACTATATACAAGAATTAATATTTATAAGCAAAACATTATGGCAAAAGTAGAAATTAGACCATTAAGTATTCCAAAATGGCATGGTAAAACAGATCAGGAATCTTTCACACAACCACATACAATAGAAGCTTTATATGACCACAATACAGGTGGTTATGCAACTGGACTAACTGAACAAGAAGTAGAAAAGTATCAAAAAAAGTTAAAAGTAGACTTATCAAGTACTTTCAATCAAGATGAACCACACTCTTTCTGGAACAGCAAGATGGGTTCAATTAAATTGGAGAATGCAACAATGATCTTAGATGATGCAATTGCACTTGAATTTGTCAGAGTTAAAATGCTTAAAGCAAGCAAGTATGTTGCTAACAGTATGAAAGATTGGGAGAATGGATTGTACCCTGAAGCTACACATGTAATTTTTGATGAATCTGAAGAAGAGAACATCAAAGCAAGTAAAGCTAAGAAAAGACAGGCTGCAGTTAAATTATCCTTAGACCTCTCTAAAGATGCACAAGCTAGTATCATTCAGATATTAACTAACAAATCTGTAAGAGGTAAAAGTGACAACTATTTGGTTGGGGAGATTGATGACCTTATTAAAGATAGATTGGATGACTTCCTAAGAGAAGCTAGTAAAGACAAGAAAGACTTGTTTACTACAGCAGCAGTTATGGAAGCAATTCACAGAAATATCTTGACAAAAGAAGGTACAGCAGTTTTCTATCTATCAGATAAGATTGGCTATGATTTTGAATCAGCTGTTGAATGGTTCCAAGATCCACAGAACCAAAACATGAAGACTAGCATCTTAGGTAAACTAAATAGTTAGACTTCTAAAACAATTAAAAATGAATATAAAAGAAATGCATTATGATTTTAAGAGTAAGCTTAATAAGCTAGACTCACAACAATACAGAAACTTAAAGGTTCCTGAGATTGATTGGAAGATTAATGAAGCAATTGAACTATTCACTAAGATTGTGGCTGAACCCAAATTTGCAACCAGATTAGGGTTTGAAATAAGTCAGAGAGTAATTGATGATATCAGAACTATTGTTGTTAACTCAAAGTCCTTGACTAAGACTACAGAAGATGCAGACACTGCTATCTTTAGTTTACCAAGTGATTACTTTAATTATGTAAGCACAGGTAAATTAATAATGAAAAGTGGAGCATGTGAACTAGCTGCAGACAAGGTATTTGTAAGACAACATGATGATAGTTTTCAAGTAAGTTCATTTGATAAAAGCTCTTTCCTTTGGAGAGAAGTTAACATCAGATTTTTTAATGGAGGTATAAAGGTGTTCACATCTGGAGAGTTTTCTGTAAAAAGTTTTAATATAGATTACATCAAACAACCTGTATCTGTGAATAACAGTGAAAGTTTTGTGGGAGGTAGCTATAAAACTTTGGCAGGAGTGGTTCTATCTACTAATGTAGATTGTGACTTACCTAGTACAGTCCACAGAGAAATTATAGATTTAGCTGTAGCTATAGCATCAGGTGATTTACAAGTTCCTGATTTAACAATTAAAAAAGATAAGTTGAATTATAATCAACTTTCATAAGTCAAACATTTAAAATTAAAAATTATGTCAAGAAACAATGATGTTTTTACAGTATTAATTCCAACAGTTGCAACAATTGCAGTAGCAGGAACAGGCTTAGGTGCCTTAGCAGAAGGTGCTCTTGGAGCATTTGATTATGATACAAACTTAGCAGTAGATGGACCAGTAGATAAGTTCTTCTTTGCAGTAGGTATTAAAGATTTAGATGGTGTCTCTGACATCAACAGATCAGGTGGTACACACATCCAATCAAGAAACATAGTATCTTTAACAAGCAACTGTTATACTGCACCTGTGCAGATGGTTACAGCTAGTGAGTTGAAAGTTATGCGTTGTGGTGGAGAAGTAGGTGTAAAAGTTGAAATCAGAAACCAAGAAGCTTACAGATTAAATGGTTACAATCAAGTTGTAAAAAACTTTATAGTACCAACATCTGAATGTGTTGATTGTGATTCTACTTGTGAGGATGAAAATTCTGCTGCAGTTTTACAAAGCTTAGTTGATTTAATCAATGATGATGCTGATAAAGTTGTAGTTGCAAGTATTACAAGTGTAACTGCAAATTCAGTAGTAACTCAAAGTTTAGTTATGACTGTTAATCCTAAATCATTGAAGAAATTCTCTGAAATTAACTTAGGATACTTTTTCCCTAACCAAACAGAAATCATTGTGACTTCTACAAAAGGGTTTAAGAATGCTACTATTACTACACCAATGGTGTATGAAGAAGGAGCAGGAACAGATGTTAAGCAATTAGAGTATGTTGCTAATGGATGGAAGAACAGTACTCCTTACAGAGTGTCTCCTTTAAATGGAGTTGCTTTAGAAGGTGCACAGTACTTTGCTGACCAAGATAAGAAGTATGATTTGATACACTTAAGTTATGACCAAGTTTCTGTTTCAGGATGGGAATCTAATGCTCATTTCATGAGAACAATCATTGCAACTTCTAATGAAGCAGGAGCTTTAAGTAAGAATGTAGGAGATTTTGTCAATGTAATGACAGCTGGTAAAGTTGATGCTATTGAAGTATGTGACAACCAACCTTCTTCTTAGTATTCTTTAAATTAATATAAATAGGGGTTAAGGATAAACCTTAACCCTTATTTTTTTAGTATCTTACAAACACTTAAAAATCTTAAGATGGCAGACGTAAATCATACATTAACTACACTACAAGATGTTAACTACATCTTAAACAATGAGCCTACAGCCATTGGATTTACTCTCTCTGAGATAGACCCTTGTACAGCAGATAAGACCATTTTAGTAGGTACTATTGAGCCTGGGGTTAACTACAAGTTACCTATAAAAGTAGATGGCAGGTATAGTGTAAAGCTAGAACTGTTAGATACTGAATCTACTATTATAATAAACCATTATGTAAAGTTACAATTATCAACTATAGAGAGCATATTTTCTGTTACCTGTGATTGTGGTTGTGGATGTGCAGATTGCACAGACCTAAACTTAGACATATACAAAGCACTACTAGCAACAAGAAATAAGATAGATACCTTAAAATATTTGTCTTCTCCTAAGTATGACTCTTTCTTTCAGAAAGTTCATAAGGGAATTAGTTGTTTAATAGAGCCACAAATTTATTGTGACATTACTACAGAATCTGTAACAGGTGTATCACAATACAATTCACAACTTACTAAAGATTTGATATCTTTAGATTATTTAATAATGTACTTTGCTGACCTTAGAGATGTTTCAGATTTAGATGAGATTGCTTACATCAATGATAAGTATCAATCAGAGTCTATACTTTGTTGTATAAACTCTTCTGGAGTTAACATCAAAGAAATACAAGACATAGTAAATAGCACAACAACTACTACTTTATGTCCTGTATGTCCTGAGTACACAACAACAGCTTGTCCAACAACAACAACCACTACCACTGAAGAAGTAACAACTACTGAAGATCCAGTAACAACTACTACTACAGAGGACCCAGTTACAACAACAACTAGTACAAGTACAACAACAACAACTAGCACCACAACAAGCACAACTACAACTACCACAGCAGCACCAGATGATTGTGAGTTAGTAGGAACTGCAGATGAGGTATAAAATAATTATAGAGATATGACAATAATATTGACATTAACAACAGCAGGTATAGACACTACTGCTTTTAATCTTTATTCCAATGCAGACAGTTATACTGCTATACAAGATACTGCCACTAGAGCAGAATTGATGGCAGGTAAAACAGTTACAATGCCAGCAGGTACTACAGCAATAAAATGTGTAGCTACAGGTGAGTGTTCTTCTGAATTGTTTGTATCAGTAATAAACAAGTTAGCTCCATCAGGTTCTATCTCTGGAGGAGATTTATTAACATGTGTTAATACAAGTAACATCTTAACTGCAAATGTAGTTTACCAAGGTACACCTTCTTACTTGTGGTCTCCAGGAGGAGCAACTACACAAAACTTAACTGTCAATAGTCCAGGTACATATTCAGTACAGGTTACAGATAGTTACAATAACAAGACAAGTACTATCACTAAAATAGTTTCAGAAAATGTAATAGCACCTTCAGTCAACATAGTTGAGACAGGTTCATTACCAGGTTCTGTAACACTAAGTGCAAGTGGGTCTACTGCACAAGGTAGTAAGACTTATTTGTGGAGTACAGGAGAAACTTCTGCTAACATTATAGTAAATGGACCAGGAGTGTATGATGTTACAGTAACAGGAGGACTTAATGGATGTACAGCTAATCAGAGCATACAAGTTCTTGATTGCTCAATGATAGGGACAATAGAAGATGTTACCCCAGAATGTGAAATGGAAGGTAATGCAGAAGAAGTATAAACAAGTTAACAATTATAAATTATGATAACAAAAATAACATTAACAACAGCAGGGATTGATACTACATCATTTACTTTGCATTCAGATGCAGACAATTATGCTGCAACTCTTGCAACTGTAAGTAGGTCTCAATTACTAGCAGGGTATGATGTTACAGTTCCTAGTGGCACAACAATAGTTAAAGTACAAGCTACAGGAGCTTGTTCTACTAGCATTTTGTTGTCAATAACAGCTACAACTGCAGCACCTGCAAATTGTCAAGTATGGACAGCTACAATGGCTGGACAAGTTCAATCAGGAGAAAGCATGACAGTTAATGCTGTTCTTTGTGATGGAAACAGTATTACTTATGTTTTATATGAAGGAGAGTCTGTAAACTTCTGTGGTACTATAACTAGTAGCACACTTAATGGAGGAACACTAACCTCTGGTTCAGCTTGTACTTCTGCTTACAGAAGTGTAGTACTTGCATCTAGTGGGAACAATGATTACAGTGCTTGTGCTTCATCAAGTTACACAAATTTCTATATGCCTAATGGTTCAAGACTATTAACTGCAACAAACATTTTTAGTGCTGCAAGTGGTGGAACAAGACCAGGTGCACTTTTCTTTAGAGAAGCATCTACAATAGGTTGGAGACAATGGACTGGAACTGCATTTGGAGGACAAGGAGAATGTGTTTCTACAGATTGTAAAACATGGACATTGACTAGTAGTAATCATCCATCAGGAGAGTTTACTGAAATAAGATATACTCCTTGTGAAGGAGGTCCTCAGATAACAATAACTACTGGAGGTCAGACAAGTCAATCTTTCTGTGCTGATATAGACTTTATAGAGATAGTAGATATGCCAGGATGGGATGGAGTTAAAGATGACAACATGGTTGGTGGATACAGTAATTTAACAGCAACAAGTCAAAGCTGTTAATGACTGATGAACTAATTAAATTAATAAAACAACTTGTAAAGGTCACCCATTCAAGGGTGATCTTTGTAGGGAGTTTTGTAGACACCATAAGAGGTATATCTGGAACACCAAGAGATATAGACATTATTGTAAGAAAAGAAGACTTAGCTGCCTTAGAAGTTCTAGGAGAAGTTATCCCTTTAAAATACAATCCTATGTTTAAAGGTAGAGAAAGATATTTCATAAAGACTGAAGTTATACCTATAGATGTATTTGTAGGAGATGGTCATTTAAGTGGTGCCACATTTGAAGATGTACTAGTAGGAGAAACACTTGTAAAGGTGTACTCTAAAGAAAGTGAAATAGAATCAGCTGCAAAGCTTGCAGAACATGTTGAATCAATTCATTTAAGTACCTCAAGAAAGTATTTAAAAAGAGCAAACAAATTAAAAGAAAGACTATAGTGAGATATATATGTGCACAACCTACTAACAATTACTATACTTGGCAAGTAGAGGTGTTGATACAGAACTTTAAAAAGCAAGGAGTTAATCCTAATCAGATTGATATCTTGTGTTCTACTACTACAGGGGAGATTCCTGAAGTATGGAAAAGGTTACAAGCACATTATAACACTGTAAGGTTCTTCTTTTACAAAGACACAAGAAAGGATAAAAGTTATATACCTTCTATCTATTTTAATTTAATGAAAAATCACATGATGGCTCACCCTGAATTAGAAAAAGAAAGGTTATTTTTACATGACAGTGATATAGTGTTTACTAGACCCCCAGAAGTTAGTTGGGTTGAAGGTAAAACCTGGTATATGAGTGATACAAATTCATACATAAACTATGACTATATACAGAAGAAAGGAGATGACATCTATAAGATGATGTGTCAGATTATAGGGATAGACCCACTGATACCAAAATTAATGAATAGTAACTCTGGTGGTGCACAGTATATAATCATAGGAGAGAACTGGAAGTTTTGGGAAAAGGTAGAAAGAAATAGCATTGAGTTGTATTCTTATTTTAAAAGAGTTGAAAGCTCTTATGTTAAGAAGCATCAGAATGACTACCCCATACAGAAGTGGACTGCAGGAATGTGGTCATTGCTTTGGAATGCTTGGAGAAATGGTCATGAAACCAAAGTAGATACAAGACTAGATTTTGGGTGGAGCACTCAAGATATTGATGTAACTAAAAAGAATTGGATTTTACATAATGCAGGAGTGACTGACAATCAAAGTAGATTGTTTTTTAAAGGAGAGTACTTACACAAGTTGCCTTATAAAAGAATACTAGATATAGACAAAGACAAAGCTAGTTTCTATTATTGGACAGAAGTACAGGAAGCAGGTAAAAATACAATTTTATAAAACATAAACAATAAACCTATGGCTAGCATCATTAAACAAATAGATTACCTATACAGAGAGGTAAAATGCCTAAAAGCAAAACAGAGTGTACAAAGTGGTACAGGTGGTGGAGGAGCTGGAGGTAGTGGAGACAAACATCTTACATACATTCAACCTGCTGAACTAGAAGAGTGGGTAATAGAACATAACTTAGACAAATATCCATCTACAGTAATTGTAGATGATAATGAAGTGGAAGTAGAAGCTTCAATTCAACACATTACCAGAAATAAATTAATAATAACATTCACACCTGGCTTCTCTGGAAAAGCCTACTTAAACTAAACTACAATGGCAGAAAGAAAATTTCTATCAGATATTAATTTATCTGGAAATCAATTGCTGAGAGCTGTGTTTCACAATGCATCATCAGCACCAACATCACCAAAGGAAGGTCAAGCCTACTTTAACACAGCAAGTAATACACTTTTAATCTATGCAGGAGGTTCTTGGGTAGATGCATTAGGTGCAAACTCAGCAACACAATTAGGAGATGGTACTAGAAATGGTACTACCTATGGTATTGACTCTGATGGGTCTCAAGATGACATTATCTTACAAAGTGCAACTACCTCTTTAGCAGGTCTATTAAGTGCTGCTAAGTTCAATGAGATTGTAGCCAACAATGCTAAAGTGTCTAATGTAGATCACCCATTAGTTGAAGCACCAGTACCTTCTGATGCAGTGTTTACAGATACTGAAACATTAACTACTTTAGGTTTGGCTGGAAACAACCTTACTTATGTAGATGAAAATGGAGATACAACTACTTTAGATTTAACTCTTTATTTAGATGATACTAATGCAGCAAGAATTGCAAGTGGAACTTTAAATGGTAGTACAGGTATTGCAACATTCACAAGAGATGATGCTAGTAGTTTTGAGATTAACATGTCTGCATTTTTAGATGCAATTACTCTAAACAATACTTTGACAAGTGATTCTACAACAGAAGGATTAACTGCAGCTCAAGGTAAGGTATTAAAAACATTAGCAGATTCAAAAGCTAAAAGATACTCAGGTACTTTTGGTAATGGTTCTTTACTTGTTTTATCAGTACCTGCTTCAACACACCAAGTAAATTCTAATGGACAATTTTCAGTTTTTACTGCACTTGTAAGTACAGGGGAACAAGTAGAATGTGAAGTTGTAATAAACTACACTAATGGAAACATTACAATTGAAACTAATGAAGCTGTTGGAAATGCAGATTTATTAGTGACAGTAATTGGATAGTTATCTGAGTAACATTTAAAAAACAATACAATGGCAAAAAGAAAATTTATAGTTAATATAGAAGCTACCTCTTTCATAAAGAAGAATGGTACTTCCTCTCAGATTTTAAGGGCAGATGGAAGTGTGGATGGTAACATTTATACTTCTCTAAAAAGAGTGGGTAGTAACTTACCTACTACTGTTTCTAAGGTTTCAGGTAATCACACTATAGATTTTTCAGCTAACAATAACTTCCTGATAAATGCATCAGGAAGTTATAGTATTGTTGCTTCTATTTCAGCAGCAAATGTTGGTCAATCTGGCATGATTACTATAGTAAATTCTGCAGGAGTGACTCCAGGAAATTTACCTAGTAACCTTCTTACATCAAATGGACATGAACCAGCTTGGGTTACAGCAAGTGGTAAAACTTCCATATTATCTTATTATGTGATAAATGCAACACAGGCAATAGTAAATTACATTGGTGACTTTTCTTAATATAAAGATATATGAATATAGGGTTCAGCAAAATCATAGAGTGGAACACATCTAAATCCACTACTACAAGTTTTAATACTTCTAGGAATACTAGTACTAGCTACATTACAACTAATGTTACAGCTACTACTTGGAGTACATCTAAGTCTACTACTACTGATTATGTTACCTCACATTCAACTCAGACTAATGTTCCTACATCTAGGTCTACAACTACAACTTATAACACATCTAAGTCAACAACAACTACCTACATTACAACTAGGTCTACAACAACAAGCTATAATACTAGTCACAGTACAACTACTACCTTTGATACAACTATTTCAACAGTTGTAACATGGATTACTAGTCACAGTACTAATACAGTGTACAACACTACTAAAAACACTAGTACTACTTATAACACATCAAGAGCTACTAATACAACTTTTAGTACTTCTAAATCTACTACCACTACTTTCAGTACTACTGTGAGTACTAGCACTAGTTATCTTACTTCTAGAGCTACTACCACATCATGGAACACAAGTAAAAGTACTACCACTGTTTATAATACAAGCAGAAATACTACTACTACTTATGAGACTTCTAAGGCTACCACAACAACATGGTCTACAAATAGGTCTACATCAGTATCACAGTCTACATCAAGGTCTACCACAACCACATATAACACTAGTAAAAGCACTACAACTACTTACAATACCAGTAGAGCTACTACTACAACATACAGTACCAGTAAATCAACTGTTACAACATACAATACAAATCATAGCACCACTACTACTTTTAACACAAGTATTGCTACTACAACAACTTGGAATACACTTAGGTCTACAAGCACTACTTACAATACAAGTAAGATAACTAACAGTAGCTTTAACACTAGTAGAACTACTACAACTAACTTTACAACTAGTAAGAGTACAACTACCACTTGGATTACTAGTAGGGCTACTACAACAACATATAACACTAGCCATAGTACTACCACTACATGGAATACTTCTTACAATACAGTTACTACTTATAATAGTAGCACAAGTTTTACTACTACTTGGAGTACAAATAGAAGTACAGCAAAATCTCATAGTACAAGTAAAAGTACTACAACTACCTGGAGTACATCAAAATCCACTACTACTACTTGGAATACTAGCAAGAGTACTACTACTACTTATAATACTTCAACAAGTACTATAACAAACTACAATACTTCTCACAGTACTACAACTACTTTTAACACAAGTATAAGTACAGTGACTACATACAACACATCTAGGTCTACAACCTGGAATACAAATGTATCTACAAATACTTCTTTTAGTACTACTAGGACAACAGGTACAACTTTTAATACAAGTAGAAGTACAAATACAACTTGGATAACATCTAAAAGTACAACTACTACTTATTACACTAGTCACAGTACTACTAAGAGTACTAATAGTATGAGAAATACTAGTAGACTTACTAATGTAAGTACTACTACAAGCTATAATACCCTTGTAGATACTACAACTACTTATATTACATACTATAATGTAATAACTAGTTGGAACACAACAAGGTCAACAACTACTACTTACAATACAACTACTGGTAGAAGTACTAGTTGGGTTACATCAAGAAGTACAACAACAACTTATGACACTTCTGGAGGAGGAGGAGGAAATTATGACCCATCACCACCATTCCCATCTCCATCATAAAATTAAATTAAAAGAAACAACATGGCAATAGATCAGACATATTATAAAATGGGAGATGTTACTACTACTAATCATCTTACTTCTCCTAATACAAAAAATATTAATGCTTGGTACAAAGAGTGGAAACCTCTTTTAGATGCAAGTGTATTTGATGCTTACATAGTAGGAAATGTGGCTGAAAAAATATTTGGTAAATCTATTATACCTACAGTAGATTTTGATGTAGCTTTGCTAGGAGACATAGCAGAGGATTATGAAAGCTTAAAAGTGTTAATGGATGAAGCTGTAAGAATAGGTTTTGACAACAAATTTTTAGTTGATATATTTCACAATGATGCTTTGTTAGACATACAGAATTTTAAGCCTATTGTTCAGATAAGACAGTTTAATCATTTTAAAAGGTCTAATGCTGATGGCTCAAACAAAAAAGAATACAAAGTAGAAGGTAAAGACCTTGAAGAAATTTATGGTGGGATGGTTAAAGCAACCTATACTAATACTGATATTATTCCTGTTAGTTGTTATAAAGCAAGAGCAAGGTTTAAAGATGGAGACTACATTGGAATACAAATAAATGTAAAAGATGCATTTGATGCAGATGACAACCTTTTGGGTAAAGAATTAATTTAAGATAAAAAGAAAAGAATATGCCTAATACTTCCCATTCTACTACAACTTCTTGGAACACTTCAAGAACTACTTATGTTGTTACTAACACAAGTCATACTACAACTACAAGTTGGAGTACAAGTAAAAGTACAGGTTATTCTAGGTCTACATCTAAAATTACTAATGAAAGTTATAGTACTTCAAAAAGCACTGTTACAACATGGTCTACAACTGTTTCAACAGCTGTACCAGTAAACACACAAAAGACAACTACATATTATACTTCTAAAAGTACTATTACAAATTATTCAACTAGTTTAACAACTACCACAACTTATGGTACATCAAGAAGTACCACTACAACTTTTGCAACTTCAAAGAGTACAGTAACTGTAAGGTCTACTTCAAGAACTACTACTTTTGCTACAACTAGAAGTACAAGTACTACCTGGTCAACCTCTAGAAGTACTACAACAACTTACATAACTACTAGGGCTACTACTACTACTTATGCCACAAGTAAGGCTACAACAACTACTTTTGCTACTAGCCAGAGTACAACAACAACTTTTAATACCAATAAGTCAACTACAACTACTTATACCACTAATTATAATGTTATAACTAGTTTTAATACATCAAGGTCTACTACTGTAACTAATTCTACAACAAAGAATACCTCTACTTATCATAGTACTAACAGAAGTACCACAACTACTTATAATACTGCTAGGTCAACTACAACTAGTTGGGCAACAAGTAAATCCACTACTACTACATTCCTTACATCTAGTAGCTGGACAACTACTTTTAGTACTATAACAAATTTTACAACTACTTATAATACTTCTCATAATACTAACACAACTGTTAGTACCTCAAGAAGTACTAATACAACCTGGTCTACTACTAGAAGCACAGTTACCACATACAATACTAATCACAGTACAGTGACAAGTTATAACACTAATCATAGTACTACAACAACATTTGCTACAAGTCATAGCACTACTACCACTTATGCTACTAACCATGCAACTACAACTACATGGACAACTACATACAATAGAATAACTAGTTTTGATACAAGCAAGTCAACTACTACAACATATAATACTTCTCACACTACCTCTACTACTTTTAGTACTAATCACAGTACTACTACTACATGGAGCACTAGTCAAAGTACTATAACTAATTACAGTACAAGTCATGCTACAAATACATCTTGGTTAACTGACAGAAGCACAACCACAACTTGGAACACTACTTCTTCTATTACCACTACTTATAACACTAGTCATACAACTGTAACTACTTATAATACCAATCATAGTACAGTTACTAACTATTCTACAAGTAGTTCAAGAAACACTACATGGTCTACACAGAGAAGTACTACAACTACTTACTCAACAAGCCATATTACATTAACAAACTATAATACTAACCATAGCACAACTACCACATACAGTACATCAAAAAGTACTACAACCACATACAACACATTAAAAGCAACAACTACTAGTTATAACACAACTTACAATACCACTACTACATTTAGTACAAGTACATCTAAGTTGACAAACTATTCTACTAGTCATAGCACAACAACAACCTGGTCTACCAGTAGATCTACAACAACTACTTTTACAACAACATGGTATGTTTAAATTATTTATTATCTTAGCACAGAAATGGATACAATAAAAGATAGAATAACTTGGTTACAAGGAGAAGATAAAAAGTACAGTAAGCTTTATTCTTCTGGATATCCTCATGGGGGACCTATGGGATTAGTAACAGTCTTTGATATTCCCAAAGAAAAAAAGTGTATAGATTTAGGATGTGGATTAGGAGAATTGAGTAAACACTTTACAGACTACACAGGAGTGGATGTCTCTAGCTGGGTTATAGGCTCAAACAAACAAAGAAAAATTAATGGTACTTACTACCATGCTTCTTTAGATAATCTAACTTGTATAAACAAGAACCAATATGATGTAGGTATCTGTTCAGATGTAATGGAGCATATCCCTGAAGAAAAAGTAGGAGTTATTTTAAAAAGTATATCTTTGTTAAAAGTAGGAACTTTTTATTTTGACATAGCTCTTCTGCCAAGTTCTAATGTAGATGAAGAAGGAAAAAATTTACACCTTACTCTTTGGAAACAAGAAAGATGGGTAGAAGAACTAAAAAAGTATTTTAAATTAAAAGAAGGTAAAATTTGTGAAGGAAGTCTTAGAGTAAGTTGTACCTTGAAACAATAATTATTAATAATTAAAAACAGAAGTATGAATGCACAAACAATTATTTTAATTATCCTAGGATTAGGATTTTTTATTACAGCACTACTAGTGCTAAAGAAAAGAAAACCACAAAGTATTAATGTTACAACAACCACTAAAGCAGTAGCTACAACTACAGTAAAGCCTAGTGATGTTGATCCAAGTGATGTTAAACCAAGTGATCCAATTGCTACTACAACTACAACTACAAAGGCACCACAACCTAGTCCTAGCATTGATGCTACTAGATACAAGCCTAACCCTAGACCAAAGAAGAATCCAGCTCCAAAAAAGAAACCAAATCCAAGACCTAAAAAAGAAGCAGTTAAAGTTGCACCTAAGAAGGTTGTTAGAAAGGTTAAAGAAGAGCCTAAAGCAAAACCAAGAAAACCTAAAGCTAAAAAATAAGTTACAATATGGAAATGTTTGACCAAAAAGTTCTTAAAGAGAGGATTGGAGAACTTAAGAAAAGTAATAACCTAAAGACATTAGAACCTGTAGAAAGGTATTTACTTGAAAAGTTAAAGAAGACTGGTGTGAAAGCCAACTATGATGTATTGTGTGAGGAGATGCCTTACTTTGATACAATAGGTTACACAGAGTATGCAACCAACTTTATTATGTCCCCACTTAATCTAAAGATGAAAGAAGACATGATGAGGGATGCAGAGCAGGATACAGATGAATATGAAATATTAGATTATGCATCTCATTTTGCTGATAACATTAAGAATAATTTAGCTAATAAATACAAAGACAGATTATCTGACTTTGATGGATACAAAGAGGTTACAGCTTTAGTAGTTTTACCAGGGTCTAATAAACTAAAGTCAGCTGTTTGTATCAACAAGTTAAAAGAGATAAAGAGATTGTATGGTGATGATGTTTATTTTAAACCTCACCCACTTACAACACATGCTTTCATTGGTGAGTTGAAAGACTTATTTGGTGAGAACAGTATATTACCTAGAGAGATTGATTTGTATTATTTCCTAGCAAAAGTAGATAAGGTCTACACAACCCACATAAGTGAAAGTGCAGTTTATGCCATAGCTTTGGGTAAGAAGATTGAGCCTATTGATGTTTACAATGAAATAAGACAAGGATCTTTTTACAGTATAAATGTAGGTCTTTTTGAAAATCAATATGAAGGCAAAGAGTGGATTAACAAAGTCTTCTCAAGTCCAAAGTCAGGAGTGATAAATCCTAATCTTGATAAAGATTGGAAAAAGAAAGTAGATTTATATTTAGAATACATTTTAGAAAAAAGGGAAATGTATAAAGATTGGTACATAGACAGTAGAGTACCAAAAGAAAAAAAGTAAAGAAGTAATTTAATAAAGTACCCCCTAGTGACAGCAACAAATATAAATCCCAGGGAATGACAACATTTGTACACACATTAAAACAAGCAACTATGGAAGGATTCTCCTTGTACATACAGTACTTTATTAAATTGTTTCTCAGTATTAAGCTTTTTGCAACCCCAAGTGGGATGGTATCTGGGATTTCAGTAACTACTGTATTATTATTAAGTTCAGTTCAACAGTCAATACTTCTGTTATTAGGACTATTTATGTTAGACTTTGCAACAGGTATAGCAGCTTCAATAAAAGAACAAGTAGATTACAGAAAAAAGAACCCTGACTTTCCTAAGAACAATTTTGTATCCTCTGAAAAACTAAAGCTGTCACTAGTTAAACTCTTTACATATACTACTGTAATATTATCAGTAAATGGTATAGAAACTATCTTCAAAATAAAAACATTTTCTTTTCCTAGCATTACAACACATAATTATTCTATCACTTTAATTGTGATAGGAGTGTGTACTACAATAGAATTTTACTCTATCTTCTTTGAGAACTTCAAAAGGATGGGGTTTGACATTATTAGTGGTATTACTAAAACTGTCAAGGCTGCTAAAAAAGTTTATGATGAAGTAAAAAAATAAAACAATGGCAACAAAAGTAAAAAGTTACACAGATAAAGAACTCCTTGACAGAATGAAAAGCTTAGATAGCTTTACTCACATGCCAGAGTCACACCACATAATTGCATTAAGAAGCAAAGAAGATGTGGCAGACAGGTATGATGATAAACTCTATCTGTTTAAAGGAGAGAAGTTTGTCTCAGTAATGAGTTGTACAACCAACAGTGGTAAGTATGGCTTATTAAACTTTATGAAGTGGAATAAGAAAGGCACTGCTGTAATTAAATTTGATGAAGTATATTATGATACTTTCATGAAATCTGATGGGGACTGTGTTAGACACCACAATAGTAAGATGCCATGTCTAAGACAAATGGGTCCTATGAAGTATTATAGAGACAACAACAAAGACTTAAAGATAGATGAAGCTGGAGAAGTATTTGAAGCTAACAATAGTACCAATATACATGGGAACTCTTATGTAGCAAAGAAAGGAATAATTTCCTGGACAATTGGTAAATGGGGTACAGGATGCATAGTTGTAAATGACCTTACAAAATACTTTGAAGTTTTACTGTTAAGAATAAAGTTTAACAAGTTAATTACCTTCACAGGTTTAAAAGAATTTTAATTATGAGTGAAAACCCAAAGCTAAGAAAGAATGGAGGACCAGGCACCAAGACAGGAAATTTCCTAAGAGGTGTACTAGGTGCTGCTCCTAAACTTATTGACCTTGTTACAGGGGGTAAGTTCACAGATGCCATTAGTTTAATTTCAGGTTCCCCTACTAATGCAGGGTTATCTGCAGATGAAGCTGACAAGGTGTTTAACATGATACAAGAAGATATCAAAGACATACAGAATGCTAGGCAGATGCAAACAGAGATAGCTACTTCTGCTAACTCAACTAAACTAGCTAAAAACTTTGTTTACTATTTAGCTATTGGAGTGTTTACATTCTCAGTAGCAGTAGTAATACTTTTATTCTTTAAGGAAGTTCCTGAAAAGAACAAAGATGTAGTAAACTTTATTTTAGGAGTACTCATAGGTACAGGTCTAACAGGAATCTTTAACTACTTTTTTGGTAGCTCTAAAGGGTCAAAAGATAAAGCAGACTTACTGTCTGCACTAAAATAATGGCAACTACTACAACAGACAAAGCTATTTTCTCAATGGAATTGAGTAAGTTAATCCCCTTAATTGTGGGATTAATGTTGGCTACAAATACTGTGTCTCTTACAATACAAAGACTATCTAACCTAGAGGAGAAAAGTGATTATGACATCAAGGCAACCAAAAGAAGAATAGACAACTCAAGAACAGAGATTAAGTATGAAACAGAGATCAAAGATTTAAGGAGAGACTTGAAGCACTGTAAAGAGAAAAGTTAAGATTAAACTGAAAGATAATTAAGGTTCTACAAGCTAGAAGTTTAATTATTTTTTACTAACTTTGTGTTCATGGAACACAAGGAAATTGGTAGAAAGCTTATTGAGCACTTCAAAGTAATGATATTTGATGAGCCTTCTCACACATACAAAGTAGCAGGAAAAGGGTTAACACCTGTATCAACTTTCATTAAGAAATTTGTGAAACCTTTTGATGTAGACAAGGTAGCACCTTTCTCTGCAAAGAAAGAAGGAGTTACAGTAGAAGAGATTAAAGCAAAATGGGACAAGATAAAGAATGAAGCCTGTGACAATGGTACTAAAGTACATGACTTTGGAGAAAGATTTGTAATAGATAAATACAAAGTAGAGTCTGATTTAGAATACAGTAGTGTTTTACAACACTTAAAGAATGATGAAAAGTTACAACCTAAGTCAGAAGCCTTAGTAAAGTTTTGGAAGAAAATGCCAGAACACTACTATCCAGTAGCTTTAGAGCTTAGGATGTTTTGTTTAGAGATGGGCATTGCAGGTACAGCAGATATAATACTTGTGGACAAAAGAGATGGTAGTTTAGTTATTGCTGATTACAAAACCAATAAGGATTTGTTTAAACAGTACAAACAACAAAAGTTATTAGGTATCTTTAAGCACATGAATGATACTCCTTACAGTAAGTACAAAGTTCAGCTTTCTACTTATCAAATTCTACTAGAAAAGGTAGGATTTAAAGTGAGTAGAAGATTTTTAATTTGGTTAAAAGAAGATGGGGAATATGAAATATTTGACACCTCTGATATTACCAAAGATATTATAAGCTATTTTAAAGCTAAAGTAGAATATGCAAATTGGTAAAACATAAAAAGTAATGGCACTAACAGGAAACATTATACAAAGGGTTCAAAGTCTTTATAGTAAAGGCATAGAATCTGGGTCTTCAAGGTTAATGAGAAGACACATTTATTCTAAAATGGTAAGTGTCAGAGCACTCTTATTCTTTAATAAGATAAATAAAAGACAATTCATTTCTAAGTTTAATTACACTATGCTATCTTGTGTAGAGTTAATTAAGACTACAGAAGATAATTGTCCTTGCTTGCCTGCACCAGGATGCAAGATTCTAAGAACTAAACATAAATTACCTAAGCCTGTAAACAGTATCAATGGTTATATGATTGACTCTGTGATGTCTGTAAACCATGGCACCATCTTTCATGAGGTAACTTACAAAAGTAAAATATGGAGAGCTGCAGATAAGTACTCTTCAAGTAAGCCTGACTTCTTTATAAAAGATGACTATTTATACATTACCTCTACAAGAACACTAGAATCCATAAACATCTTAGGTTTGTTTGCACATCCTTTAGATGCTTTAAACTACCCTTCAAAATGTGAAGAGGTAACAACTTGTCCTACACATCCCACTGAAATGGAGTTTCCTTTAGATGAGGAATTGGTAGATGCTTTAGTAGAACTTACTGTACAAGAAATTGCTGCAGGATTTGCAGTAGGGTATGAAGATAAAAGGAATGATGGATCAGACCATGTAGAAGGTTCACAACAACCACAGAGAAGACAACAGAGAAGACAATAGCCTATGAATAATATATTATCCTCATATAAATATTACAGGTCAGCAGGAGGTGGCTTAGAAGTTAATAGAAAGGACTTTTGTAAAATTGTAAATGAGTTTAATAAACACATCATGCAATTTGTTTTTGATGGAGATGAAGTTAAGCTGCCTGAAAAGATGGGCACTATCTCTGTAAAAGGTAAAAAGATTAAAACAGAGTTTGATGAAGAGCTAGGTAGAATTACTAACCAGGCTGTAGATTATCAAGAAACTAATAAGCTTTGGGCAAAGTGTCCAGAGTGTCAAAAGAAAAAGCAAATGGTTTATCATTTGAATGAACACTCTGATGGCATTAGATATAAGTTCTTTTGGAGTAAAGAAAGAATGATAGTAGAATACAAGTTGTTTTACACTATGATTTTTACAAGAACAAACAAAAGACATTTGTCTCAGTTAATACAAAAAGGACAAGAGTTCTATGTTGAACCTACTAAATTTTAAATTATGAGTGAAATAAAAATGACTAAAAGTTCTTCAGAAGGAACTGGTGTACCAAAAGGTGCAGAAATATTAAAGAAAGACACTACTGTAAGAGTAGAGAAAATTGAAAATGGGTTTATAATCTCTAAAAATACAGAGATAAGATACAAAATAAAAGATAGGACTGACTATGCTTATGTAGACAAAAAGTATTTTAGTGAAACAGACCCTATGGAGATTAAGCTAAATGGCAAAAGTCTTTCAGATGATTTTAAATAATTAAAAAATAAGTAAATGAAGGAACTAACTTACACTACTGTAAATAGGATATTCTCTAAGATAGCTAGAGACTTAGGATTAGATAACTTTTCTGAGGTTGATGCTATTGAATGGGCAGGAGAAGCTTTAGAAGCTATTGATGCTGTCACTATGCTAGAAGAATGTGTAGAATTTGTGGAAGTAAAAAACCATGCTGCACAGTTACCTTTGTTTACAAACTCAATTATACAAGTAGCACAACACAATGGAGTAATCACTACTCCTGTTAAAGTTGAGACTGCAGAAGAAGAAGAACATGAATTTCCTGACCATACTTGTGGTATAGAAAGTGATGCTGGGTATTCTCACATACCTGTAGATGATAATGGTTATCCTTTGTTTGACTCTGATGTTTACAAATGGAAGCCAAACATCAATGTACAAATAGAGTACAACAACTTTAAATGTTCTGATGCTTACAAAAACACTTGGACTCCAGTTAGGCTAGCAGACCATTCATTTTTTAACAGTATAGTTTGTAAAGAGCCAGACAGTGAGCAACTTTATTCTAACTCTAGGAGTGAATACACTATTGTAGGAAACAACACATTAAGATTTTCTTTTCAAGAAGGTTATGTTGCAATAGCAATTAACAGACAAAAGTTAGATGAGAATGGACACCCAATGATTCCTGACCATTATTCTTACACAACTGCAGTAACTATGTACATCACAATGAAGATGATGGGTAGAATGTGGTACAGTGGGAGAGAAGGTTATGAAAAAAGATACTTAAAAGCTGAAGCTGATTGGCAATGGTATTGTAAACAAGCAGGTAACAGAGGATTAATGCCTAGAGGTATTGACCAATTTCAAAACATGCTTGACCAATCTCAATACTTATTACCTAATAACTTTAGGTACAATCAATTCTTTAAAGACTTAAGTAGACCAGAGAGCAGAAAGTTCAATGACCCAGATGGAAGAAATAATGTGCAATAAATAATATACTATGGCTCAGAAAACACAACAAGGTCCTGTACCTAAAAGAGGTTTAATTACTGACACTTCACATCTTAATCAACCCCCAGGTGCATTAACTTTTGCACTTAATGTTGTTAATGAAAGTGAAGATGGAGACATGGGTTGGAGATCCAATGAACAAAGTAATGAGCCTTGTTATACTTTAACAAGTGGATATATCCCTTTAGGGGAAATTTACATTGACAAGAATGATAGTTTATTGCTGTCAGTATCAGAAGATGGTACTATGTCTGAAATAGGCATCATTGGTGTTAACTGTCAATATACTGTTTTAGTAAATGCAGACTTAGGATTCAAAGCTGAAAATCAAATTAGTGGTACTTATAGATTAAGAAGGGGTTGTGAAAGAACTTTTTACTTTACTACACCCACTCCTATGCTATTTAATATGGATAAACTCAATGACTTTAAAGTTGATGAGACAGACTCTGATAGTGATTGGGACCCTGCAAAGTTTAAGTTGTTTAAAGTTTATGAAAGTATTCCAACTTTTCAGTTCATTGAAGTAATAGAAAATGGACTACTAGCTCCAGGTTCTTACAATGCTTCTATACAATACTTAGACAATGACTTAAATCCTACAGAGTGGATTACAACTTGTGAGCCAATTAAGATTTATAATGATTCAGTAAGTAAGAAGTACAGTGCTATAGAAGGTTCAACCAATGTTGTAAATGCTGCACTTAATTTTGGATTAACTAACAAAGCAATAAAGTTTAGCTTTACTGACTTTGATACATCTTATCCTTACTATAGAGTAGCTATCATTTCATCTAACACAGGTAGTGGTTTAGTGAATGAGGTAACTTTTTCAAGCCCTATTTCAACTAACATAAAAACATATACTCATACAGGTTCTTCATCTACTGTTACCACTGGTACAGAAAATGAGATACTGGCATTTAACAATGTCATTGAAGAAGCAGAATTTGTAGAGCAAATAGAAAACAAATTAATACTTGGAAAGACTAAAGGTGTACAGATTAACTTCTGTGGACTACAGAAGTATGCAAGTAAAATAAAGTCAGATGTAAGACTAGAAGAAACAACCCTTAACATCATAGGTGGCAATAACCCTAAAACAGCTACTGTAAACTTTGATGGAGTAGGTTATATGCCAGGAGAAATATATTCTTTTGGAATAGTCTACATATTTGAAGGTAGTATTCTTTCTCCTGTGTTTCACATACCAGGAAAAGCAGAAGGACATATCTCTAGCATGTCAGACAACAACTTACTAGATTCTCCTTACCAATCTACTTCCTGTAAAGGATTCTGGGGACTAGATTCTCAAGGTGGTACTTTGCTAGGTCAGCCTATTAGGCATCACAGATTTCCTACAAGGTCAGAAATTAATGAACCTTTATTTACTGAAGACACTAATGCTGAAAGTTTTACATTAAATAATCTTGTACTTACTTTAAGTGCTAGTGCAGTTACAGGTACAACCATATCTTATGAGGTATCTTATAAAATAGATGGTACACCTAAGACATTTAACACTTCTTTCTTGTCATCAGTATTTGATCCTGCAGAAGGGTTAGAAAGGACTGTTGCAACTACAAGAGGAGTTATAACAGAAATAATAATAACAGAAGACATAGATGGTGCAGGGTACACAGAGATTACACCTGGAGTAGAATCCACATCTGGAGTAACCTATGCTCAATCCATAGTAGCAAGAGTAGTAGAAACTGAAGATGCTGTCTACACTTCTAAAATAATGGGTATTACTTTCTCAGGAATAACTGTTCCTGAAGAAGTTTCTACCAATGGGTACAAAGTAATAGGGTATTACATAGTTAGAAATGAAAGAACTGAAGATGAGAAAACTGTTTTAGATTCTGGAGTAATGACACCTATGATGTTAGAAGAAAGAGGGTTTGTGGCTCATGGTCATATCTTTCCTAATTTATCTGACACTAGTAGAATAGACAAAGACATCTTTGGTCTTATACATCCAGAGAATAAGTTTAATGGTCTTGAGTATAAGAACTTAACACAAATTACACAAGAAGGAGAATACAGAATAGTTTCTCAGGCTTTATCATCAGTGCTTACACAAGATGTAGGTGCAGGAACTTCCTATGACCCTGATGTACACAAAGGTTTTGATGGAGATGGAATTACTTTGCATACTCTTACAAGAGATACTAAAGTTTCTTATCATCAGAAAACTAAGGAATGGATTAACCCTGAAAAAAGAGGAGAAGTTTTTTACCTTAATGCTTTAAACTATAAGACAGTTAAAGATAGTGATGACAAAAGTCAAGATGTTTATAATGTATCTGGAGATAACAAAATAGGTATAGTACAACTAGAAGAGGATATTACTGATGTAAATGACATACATAAAAAATTACCTTATGTAATGCTTAAAAGAGATCTCTCTTCTCCTTATGGAAGTTTCAGAACTCTACAGTATTACAAGGAAAATGTAAATCCAATTTACTTTGATACTACCACAGAAGATAAAGATGATGTTACCAAGAATGGGGAACAAGCTTATATCTTAAATGGAGATAGTTACATAGCACCTATGAAATATCATAGTGCACTGTTTAATAATTTTAGTCTTGCAGATAGAGATACCAAGTCTTCTTTTTGGACTATCCTTGCAGGAGTATTACTAGTAGTAGTAGGGGTTGCAGGAGCATTAATATCTGGAGGTAGTTCTTTGGCACTTGCTGCAACAGGACTTGCTGCTTTGTCAGCTACAGCTGCAGTAGTAGTTACAGCTGTATCAATTGCAGCAATAGGTTATGGTCTATCTACTTTGTCAAGTGGTATAGAAATGGCTAATGTAATTGAAGTGTATCAGAAAATGTATGAAGCAGGTCTTAGGGACACTATACAAGATGATGACACTAAGACTATATTTGATGACAGAAACCAAGCTGATGATGAATTTCAATGGCTTGGAGATGTAGTATCAAACTTATGGTTTGAGAGTGGAGTAAATATAGCACTTAGAAATGGTGTTACTTCTATACACTCTGCTTACATAGATGCTCCTACTGCTATGACTGACTACTATCCAGAGACTGAAAACTTGACTACCAATTCAATAGAAGGGTATTTAAGATACATGACAGGTGCTGGAAGTGCTCCTCAGAACTATTTAGATTCTTACATGTTAGAGAAGCTGACTGTAGTAGATGCAGAAAATTCTGATGGTAGATTATACAGAGGGTATGCAGGTGCAGAGATATATGCATTGAACAGAGATTACCAAAGAACTAACAAGCAAAAAATATTCTATGCTTTAGGTTTAGAGTATGACTGTTGTTCAAACTGTACAGAAGACTTTCCTCACAGAACATATTACTCAGAGCAATCTTTTCAAGAAGAGCTTATTGATAATTATAGAGTTTTCTTACCTAACAATTATAGAGACCTTGAGGGTGAGAAAGGGGTGATAACTGATTTGTTCAGAATACAGAACAATTTATACATCCAAACTGAAGGAGCTTTATGGCATTTGCCACAAACTATACAAGAAAGAGTAACAGGGGATGTTGTGTCCTTCATTGGTACAGGAGAGTTTTTTGCTATCCCACCAAGAAAGATCACTGACACTGATAAAGAGAGTGCAGGTACTCTGCACAATTGGGCAAGAATGAAGACACCAAGTGGTGTATTCTTTGTATCTGCTACAGAGGGGAAAGTATATTTATTTGATGGGAACAGTTTACAGCCAATAGTTGGAGGTAATGAAACCTGGTTCAAGAATAACTTACCAGTAAAAGCAGATTTAGACTATTTAATTTCATCAGGAGTGAATTATCCTTTGGCAAATAATCCCTCAAGCAAATTTGGTACAGGGTTTATTTCAACTTATGATACACAAAAAGAAAGATTTATATTAACTAAAAAAGATTATGTTCTTTCTAGTGGAATTTTAGATAGCACAGATTACATTACTTGTTCAAAAGATGGGCAGATAATAATCTTTGAGCCAGTAAGTGAAATAATAGCAGCAAGGCTAGCAGATGGTTGGAACTATGAAGGTTTAGAAGATTGCAAAATGAAGTTTTCTTCAGAAGTAGTCACACAAACAACTGAAATAATACAAACAGAAACTATCATTGCTAACAAGGCTGATATCCATGTGTTCTTTGATACATCAGGTTCATTTGATGTAACAGCTTTAGGACAGATAGACAATACTATAGATGCTTGGTTAATTAACTTTAGAGCTTCAAACCCAAGTTGGACAGGAGATGTGTTTAAATACAATGACCAAACAGAGAGATGGGTAACTTATGCAGACATAATTGCAACTGATAACAGAAACAATTATAATGGTATCACTTCAGATAAAGATGTAGTAGTAATTTCATTTTGTAATGAAGCTTCTCCTTCTTATCACAGTAGTGCTAATACTTTGCAAGCTACAACTACAGCATTCCTAGATGACTATGATAAGTTTACAGGTACTAACTTGAATGGAAACAATCCAGCACAAGATAGTCTGTACTCTAGCTTTAAGTCTTTTAAAGGAATACATTATCCTATAGTATTTCCTAATGACCATTGGACAGCACCTTCACAAGCTTTTGTGTTAAACTCTCTAGCTGCACTGAGAGGTACAAGATATACTTTTTCAGAAGTAAATGCTTTGACAGAAAACTTAGGTTTTGCATCAGGTGCATGGGATATTTTAAAAGCTTCTTTACAAGAGCCTAATTCTTATCCTAACAATGGACTAGAAAACTTTGGTTGGTTAATTAAACATGATAGGTTTAAAGATGCACAAGGAAGTGTTATAGATACTACAGAGTTTACTAATGACATTACTTTACTTTTAGAAGGTAGTAATACCACAGTAGAAGAGCAAGTGTTAGTAAATGTAATAGACACTGTAGTAGACTATACATCAGGTAGAGTAGAGTCTGACCCTATACAATATGACTTGTCTTGGACTATGAGTTATTCTTTAAAAGATAAAGAATGGGTATCATGGCATTCATACACTCCTAACTTTTATTTCTATAGACTACAAGAACATTATTCTTGGAGAAGTGGAGATAGCCAATTATGGAAACATAACAAAGCTAACCACTATCAAACTTTCTATGGTGTAAGACATCCTCATATCATTGAGTATGTAGACAACAAGAAACCTAGGGAAACTAAAATTTGGGACTACTTGAATATACAATCTCATGCACAAGAGTTTAATCCTACTTACCAGGACTATGTTGATAAGGACATTACTTTCAACAAGCTTATTGCTTACACTTCTAAACAGTCAACAGGGTTAGTAAACCTGGTTGTCAAAGATGAAGAGTTGGACTACTTAGACAACCAAGTAGTAAACAATGTAGACAGTATCTTAGTTGACAGAACAGAAAGAGACTGGCACTTAAATGATTTAAGAGATGTAGTAGTTGATTACACTCTTCCATTATTCAGAAGAGACAATCTTTCATTACAATCTGAACATTATACAGATAAGGTGCTTAACACTATTGTATTAGATTACAATAAGGAATGGAATGAACTACAAAGTTTTAGAGATAAATATTTGGTACTAAGACTTATTTTTGATAATTTTGATAACATAAAATTAATTACTAACTTTACAGAGGAGATTGAACACAAGTCTTTTAGTTAAGATTAATCTTAATAAACATTCATCTACAAATGAAGAAAACTAGAAAAACTAAAAGAACTATTGGCAAATATGCCATGGGTTCAGGGAACACAGGAGTAATCAAAGGTTACATGCCTGACCCTTCTGAAGTCTTAAGACAGAATGAGATTAATTTAGACATAGCTAAAGCTGAAGCTGCTGACAATCCTTTTGTAAAAGGTCTTGACATGATAGGTCAATTAGCCACACAAACAGGTTTAAACATGTTAGGTGGTGCTATGAAAAAAGGCAAACCTAATGTTGACAAAGTACAAAAAGGAATAAACAAAGACATGGATGATGGTCTTATGGTGTTAGCAAAAGGTAGTGGAGTAGAAGGTGTACAAGGTAAAGGAGAACAAGTTCCTGTCAGAGTAGAAAAAGGAGAACTTCTTGAAACTCCAGATGGGGTAGTTACTAAAGAAGGTGGAGAGAGACATGGTAAAGATGGAGAAGGTGGTAACACTAAATTTGTTGAAGAAGGCACTATTGTAACTTCTGATAATGAAGATATTAAGATTGCTGGAAAGACCATGGCAGAAAGAAAAGAAATTAGAATAGCTAGACTAAGTAAAATATCTAAGTCTTTAGAGACAGACCCTACTGATGCTCTAGCTAAAGAAACTTATAAAAGGACTTCAGAAAAAAATGAGTATGAAGAGCAAGCTGACTTACAAGTTCAAGAGTTTGCAAGAATGATGGCAGGAGAAAGTGAAAAGATGTTTGCAACAGGTACAGGCAAAGAAGGAGTTAAAAGTTATAGTAAAGGTACAGATGGTAAAGGTGTTAAATCTTTTGGTGGGAAACTGCTAGATGGTTTTAAAGACTTTGCAGGAGGATTTACACCAGGAGATGTTATGGGTATAGCTGGTAATATCTTTCAAGGAAACTCTGCCCTTAGTCAAGCAAGAAACAATGCAGCTGGCAGTACCCCTAATGAAAATCAATTTGCTAACTATGGAGATGATGCAATGGCAACTTTAGGAGAAGCTGATGCTCAAATAATAGGTATGCAAGGTCAAGCTGAAAAGAAGTTAGACCAAGAAAGAACTGGTGCTATCAATAGAGTTAGAAAATCCTCTAGGAGTGCCAATGTAGTTAATGCAATGCAATTGGGAATAGATGCTCAAGCTAATGCATCAATGGCAGATATATATAGTAAGTTTGCACAAACAACTTTAAACAATATTTACAAAAAAGCTGGATTACAAACTGATATTGACCAAAAGAAAATGACAGGAGCAGGTGTAGCTGATATTGCTAACAGAATGGATGCTGATAATGCAGACACTCAATTGGGGGTTGCCAAAGAAACTTATGCAAGAAGCTTACAACAAACAGGTAAAGACTTAAATCAAAATAAAAAGTCTAATGTTTTAGCTAATCTTACAGCACAGTTATCTAAGTATGGTTTAATTGCACAAGATGATGGAACTATTACTACTAAAAAAGTATAAGCATGGGAAGATTTTATAAAGCAACACCTGGGAATTTCATAGATAATAAGATGTATGAAACACCTTTTGAAGAGATTGCAGGCACTATAGGTCAAATAGACAAAAACATTACTGAAACTTATGATGAAGGAAGAAACATTTTAGATGCTTCTGAATCTCAAAAATTAGAATCAGATGATCCAGCAGTTACTGCAAGGTTTGGTAAGTATAGTGACATAGTAGAACAAAGTACTATAGCTATGGATAAGAACCCACTTGACTTTGTAAAGCACAATGGTAAGCTAAGGAAAGCTTCTAGGGACTTGTCAACTGATATGAAGACAGGTATCATTGGTAGAGCACAAGAACAGTTTGAAACTTACAATAAGGAAACAGCTGAACTAGATGCAAGAACAGATTTAACTCAAACTACTAAAGACCTTAAAAAGTCTCACATACTTGCTCAATATAAAAAAGCTGGCTCTTTGAACTACAATCAAGAAACAGGTGCTTTCAATAAAATAAGTACTTTTAACTCTGACTTAGTTGGAGAGATTGTAGATGAAGATGCTTACTTAACTAAAGTAGACAAAGGTTTCCAATTCCAATCAGAAGGAGGAGGTAGCAGTAGGGTAGGTAAAGTTGCAGGAAGTAATGATGACATGCTAATCACTAGTTCTAGTAATAGAACTACTAGGAGTGCTGCTAGAGTTCAATCATATTTAGAAAAAGATTTAGACTCTAAAGACTATGTAAAAAGTAGGAGACAAATACATCAAATGGAAATGGACATGAATGGTCCCTCTAAAAAGTTAAATAAAGATGGTACTCCTATGACACCTCAACAATTAGCTGAACAAGACAAAAGAGACCTTGTTGCTAAAGGTGTAGAGAAACTTACAGGAAGTAGAGGAGCTTACAAAACATCAGCTTCTGGATTACCTGGAGCAGGCACTAACAAGAAAAAATCTACAGGAAGAGTAGATACAGGTACTGACATTGATGATACTTCTTCTACAGTAATGCCAGCAGAAACAATTGTTAAAACTAAATCAAAAGATACAAAACTTCAAAGAATATTTGACTTTGATTCAAATGACATTCCTATTACTAATGACATGACAGATGCTGAAAAATTACCTTTACAAAACATGGCAGCATCTAAAGAAAAACTTACTAAAGCAGGATTTAAAAATGCAGAGAGTTTGTATTCTAATACTGTAGATGGATTTACTTTAGACAAACTTGATGTATTAAGTACTGCTTTAGTAGATTCAGGTCTTTTAGATATAAATTTACCAGCTTTTGAAAAAAGAAAAGCTTCTATTGATTACTTAAATACCAAGGCAGCTCAAAAGACTAGAACAACTCTTATAATTCCTGAGTTTAATGATGGAGTTGAAGCAACAGAAGGAGACATATTAGAAGCAACAGAAGTTGTTAGAGGCATGGTTAACTCTACAGATCAAACTCAAGCAGTTGGAGAAATTTATATAACTGAAGGAGGTAAAACTAAAAAATTACCCTCTGGAATGAGTTTTAATGACTTGGCAACTAAATCAGGAGCTGTATATATTCAACCAACAGGCAAAGGTCCATCTAGTGTACAAGAAATAGGTAGTGACAAAAATGGTTGGAAAGACAAAGCAGGTAATTTAATAAAAGCACAAGAAGCTAATAAAGAAAAAGGTATTAGGAAAGGACAGACACTAAGTAGAGCTTACATAGCTGAGAACCTTCCTGACACAAAAATAATGACTCAGAAAGTAGCTGGAAAAAATATTTACAACAATACAAAGAACCTTATCCATATAGTTCCTGGGGACATGAAGCAAGAAATTTTTACTGTCTATGACATAAATGGTAAAATGAAAGAAGTTAAAAGGTATGTAGCAATAGCTAAACTTCTTAGAACTAACCCAGATGGAACTCCAGGAGAAACTGTAAGTGTTAAAATAGTGCTTGACCCAGAAGATTACAAAACAAACTAAAATAAAATATCATTAGTATGAATGAAGAAGAGTTTTTATTAAAGTATAACTTGAAGTACAATGAGATTGGTGCACTTACTACATTAAATGATGTCTATGTAAGTGAGTTTTCTAATGAAGAGGGTAGTGTTAAAAGTCATGTTTCAAAAGCAGATTTTGACCTTAACAACAAACAACAAGGAGAGGTTATTAAATCAGGCTATGAGTTTGATGAAACTAGTGACTATGGAGAGTATGACCAAAAGAAACAATCTGTAGCTAAAGCTAAACTAAATACTTATCTTCAAGACCCTAGTTTTACTACTTTAAGTGAGTTGCCTGAAAATGGTTCTAAAGACCCTAACTATCAAGTAGCTTTTGATGGAATAATGAAAGAGAAGCAGAAAAAGGGAGAGGACTATTTTTCTTCTTTTGAAGCTATGGAACAAAACATTAGCAGAACTAGACAACAAGATATAGAAGATAATGTAGTTCTTTCTTCTTTGGAAACAGATGAAGAAAGAAAAAGTTACATAGCTAACCAAGCAAACCTTAAAAAGTTAGAAAAGGAACATGGTAAAGATGATAAAACTTTAATTAAAGAAGCAGCAGAGATAGAGGACTTAGCTATAGGACCAAATGGTATTCCTATGATGAGACCAGATGAAGATGCTAACATTATAGAAAAAGGTATGTTTTCTGTGATGAAAGGTTTTTCTGATGCAAAGTCTTGGGCACTAGCAGGTATGACAAGTGCAGGAGAAGGAATAGAAGATGAGAAAGCAAAAGCAGAATACTTAAGACTAAAAGATGAAGAGCATGTTTTAATTGCACCTATTGCAACTAAAAAGAAGATGGAGCTTCAGGCTAAAATGGATCTTTTAGAGAAACAAGCAGAAGATGTAGGCTACTGGTCTAGGGACTATGCTATGCTTAATAGGCAACACCAACAAATGGGTAAGAAAATAATGGAGTTAGATAACTTTGTTAATAAGGCTCAATTTGATTGGAGTATATTTTCTTCTAAAACTATTACTGATATAGCATCTTTAGGTTTTACAGATGTACATGAACAACTACTTATTGATTTAGCTATCAGTAAGAAAATGGAAAACAAAGAAGAATTAAGTGACTTAGAAAAAGGATACTTAGAAACTCAACATACATTAAAAGATATTGATGGTTTACCATTAGAGCAATCTTTTATGCATCAAGTTACAGGAGGTACAGTACAATCCTTTTCTTTTCTTTTAGGAGGTATAGGAGGTAGAGCAGCAGGTAAAGTTATCTCAAGAGGTATCACTACTAAACTTGCTAAATTGTCTACTCCTTTAGTAAAAACTCTAGCAGTGTCTGCAAATGTGGGAACACAAACTTTGTTACACTCAAACACTTATAATGAATCTCTAAAACAATATGTAGGAGATGTAGAGATTACAGAAGATGCAGAAGGACAACCTGTATTTTTAGCTAGACATGATTTGTACAATTCTATAAAAGAAGAGAACAGATTAAAACTTGTAGGACTTGATAGAGCTATTTTCCAAAATGAAGGAAATGCAAAAGTAGTTGCTGAACTAGAGGCATCAAAGAAAAGTTTAACAGCTTATGACAATAGTGTTAAGATGCCTATGTCAGGTGCAAAGTCTTTATTGTATGGAGGATTTGAAACACTTAAAGAAGTAGGGTCTGAACAATTTGGTGGTGCTATCTTAGGTAAACTAGGTTCTGGAGCAAAAGGTTCTATTGCTTGGATGGGTAAAAAAGCTAACATTGGTCCTAACAAATTAAGTATAGGATTAGAAAAAGCAAGAAGAAAATTCTCTAGCCTTGACAGTAATGCTTTAAATGATTTTAACAGAATGGCAACTGCTGTACCTGGTAAAAAATTAATTGGAGGGCAAGGAGAAGAAATGTTTGAAGAGGTACTAGTGCAAGTTATACCTACTGTAGGTAGTGATTGGCAAGATTACAAGAATCAATTAAGTGAATTAACTAAAGCTGATTTCTATGTAAAAATTGCAGCACAAACTTTTTTGATGAGGTCTGGTATGAAAGGAGTTTCAAGTGCCAAACAAAAGTATGACACTTTTACTAAACTGTCTTCTAAAGACAGAGCCACAGCTAAGAAAGCACAAGAAGAGATGGAAGTTCTTTTTAAAACAATGGGTAAAAAAGGTGGAACCCAGGCAGATTTTAACAAGGCATTCATGCAAATAGGAGAAGGTAAATTCTCTATAACTGATTACAACAATGCTATACAAGGCTTACAAGAGTCAGGAAATTTTGAAGAGGTTTCTACTCAAGAAGAAATGAAAAGAGACTTTGCTCAAAAGCAAATTCAAGCAGTACAAGCACAAGGAAAGTTAAAAGAATTTAAGAAAGCTCTTAACAAAGCTAAGTACAATAAGAATTTAGATGCAGGAACTAAAGGTCACATGGCTTTCTTATCACAAGAAATAAATGAAATTGAAGGAGATGATGCTACCTATGTAAACAGTACTCAAGTAATAAACTTAAAGTCTAAAAAGAAATATACTGATAGAGCACTTGCTAAGTTAGAAACTTCTGCTCTTAATCAAGATATTAATGAAAGTGAAGCTTTAGATGAGATTAATAAAAAGCTGAACACTAAAGATAAAACTGTTAAAGAAATTTTCAAAGGAGACTTAAAGTTTTCTCTTGGGAACATTGCAGGTATGTCTAATAATGCACAAGAATATTTAGCATTAGAGCAACAAAGACACTCTATGACTGAAGCTTCTAATGAGTTACAAAAAGAAATTGAGAGAGTTACTGACTTCAAACATCAAAATGTATTGATGAATGAACAAGATTACAGTGCTTACATTGCTAGAGTAAACAAGAAAGTTTTTAAAGGAGAAATCACTGCTGACCAATTTCAAAAGTATATAGCTGACCAACCTAGGTCTGACTTTAAAAAGAATTTAACTCCTGAGAGTTTAAGTAAAATTAACAGTGCTATACATGAAGAGTTAGTTAGCAATGAAACTGCTGTAAGAAAGTATTCTGCATTCCAAAAGCAAATGGAAGCAAGAGCTAAAGAAAAAGCAGCAGCAGAGAAGGCAGCTGCTTCCTTTAAAAAAGGAGGAGATGATGTAACTAAACCTGATGCAGAAACAATCAAAGCACAAGGACAAGAAACTGTTGCAGAAACAGCTACACCTTTGACAGAAGAAGTAGTGGCAAAAAGTGTAGAAACTCCTAAAGCCAAGACTACTGCTGAACAACAAGAATATCATCAAGTTAATTCTGATAATATCTTTGGTGCATTAAATGCAGTAGCAGAAGCAACATCTGTTTTACCAGAAACAAATGTAACTTCTGAAACAAGAAAAGATAAACTTGTTCAAAGCAAACAAGGAGCAATAGAACAAGCTAAACTAGAACAAGTTGTTACAGACTTAAAAGCAGAAAAAGTTGCTTTAAGAGATAAAGATGGAACAATTTCTGATGAAAACATGAAAAGGTTTAAGTCTATACAAAAACTTATTTCAAAAGCAACTAAAAAAGCTACTAGGGCAGATACTTCAAATGGTGTATTTCATGCAATTAAAACTAAAAGTCCTGTAGATGGAGATCCAGTTGTTTTAACACAATCAGATGCAATAAAAGCAGAACAAGATATACAAGAAATAATAACTAATGGTCTTAAAAATAAAAAAGACAGCAATGATATTTTATCAGAAATAACATCAAAATATAGTTTTGACATTTCTACTGTAAGTAGTATTCTTAATTATATTGAGGACCAAGATTCAAGTGTACCAGAAGTAGGTAACAACAAACAATCATTTGCAGCATGGAGAAAAGCTTCTTATGACAATAAGAGAGTAGAGGAAGACACAGATGATACAGAAGACCTTGATGAAGATGGTTACATAGAAATGATGTTACCAGGAGGTACATACTTAAATGATAAAACTACTGCAACCCTTAAAGCTTATTATGAAGATAAGATTAAATGGGAAGGAGTTTCTCCCACCTTTCAAGACTTTTGGCTTGAAGCAATTCAAGAAGGTTTTATTGCTAAGAATGATTTAAGCAAAGAACAAATTAAAATGCTTGGTTTAAATTGGCAACAAGCTGGTAATGGTAAGAGTAATTGGGAATCTATTTGGGACAAGAATTATGTTAAGCCTAATAGTTTTTTATCACAAGTCTTTGAAGAGAATGGTTCTTTAGTTAAAACAGAGGAAGAGGTTATTGCAGAAATAGAAGAAGCATCTGAAGCTGCTGTAATTAAAGCAGAGCCACAACAAGTAATAAACCCTACAACAGGAGCAGTAGTTCCAGTAACTTCTGTAGCAGGTAAAACTTCAGTAGTTACTGCTAAAGCTAATTTTAAAGCAATAGCTTATCAGAATGAAACATCAGATGTACAAACAGTAAATGGTAAAAAAGTAATACAAGTATCAAAACAAGATACTAATCAAGGTGTACCAATGCTTGCTGAAAGTAAAACTATAAACATTGTGGCTACTTTAAATAGTAACCCAGGAGATATATGGTCAGTAGCAATGGCAACAGAAGCTGAATGGGATATACCAGTAGAAGTTACAAATACTGCTAATTGGACAACAGAGTTTATGCCTTTTTCTACATGGGTAAAAAGAAATATCAAAGGAAGAAGCATTGAAGACTTTCAAAATTCTCCAGAGTACATTAACAAAGTGCCTATGTTGTATAGAAACAACAAACAGCAAGTTGTTGGTGTAGTAGCTGACTCTGATTGGTACAGTCCTTTGACAATAAAAGATTCAAGTAAAAAGAATGGAGAATTTGTAGAGCTTAATAACCCTACTGCTGCACATGCTAAGTCTATAAAGGAAGGTAAAGACAACACTATAGCACTTAGACAAAAGATAGCTAGTGGAGAGGTTACAAACATGGAAGTTGAAACTAGAGATGGAAGTCCTTATGCTAAAGTCCCTAGAAATCTGCCTGCAGTTTCACTAGAGAAAGCTTCTCCTACTTCTGAAATTGTATTCTTTAAGACAGGTAATTTCTATGGCTTAAACAATGAAAAAATAAATGAAGACAAGACTAAGGCTATTACTAATCCAGGTCTTATTAAAAAGTTAAATCAACAGAATAATTCAGGAAACAATAGTGCTTATTATATGAGTCCTGTTTATATCAAAGATGGTGTACAGTTTTATGAAGTGATAGCTGTTCTTAGAAAAAATGAGAACAATGAAAATAGTGCTTTTGATGCAGACATACAAACTTCTAAGTATATCTTAGGTGCACAAAAAGTTTTAAAGTTTCCTGATGCAAACCAACAAGAGTTAGGTATTACTAAAACAGAAGCTTTAGCTCTTCAAGCATTAGTGAAAGCTCAAACAGGTTTAGATATTCAAGACTATGGTGTAGCTAAAGAACTAGTTCATGGATTAATTGCAATACAAGGTTTAAACAGTGATGCTAAAGACAGTAAGTTTACTGTATCTTCTAAGAATGTACCAATAATGTACCAAGATAAAAATGGTAACCTTGATACAAAAGAAGTAAGTTTTACAGATGCATTGTTCTTAGGACAAAGTACAGTAGTGCAAAACACTTATGTAAACAGTAATAATTCAAAAGGTATTACAATCTCTAAAAATTCAGAGGGATCTTTTGATGTAAATGTAGCTGAAACTTATGAAAAGTTTTTAAGGAAGAGATTGTTTACAGATGTTGTGAGTTATGATATAGGTACTGAAGGTAATCCAAAATTTACCCATTCAGTTCAGCCTATCATTAAGCTAAAAACTACCACAGCAGTGTCTGTAACTGTTGCACCTCAAGTAAAGAATGAAGTAAAGCCTACAATAGCTGTAGCAAAAGAGACATTAACTGAAGAGCAAAATGAACAAGTCTTAGCTGCACAAAATGCTTTAAGACTGTTAAATGCTTTAAATGAAGGCTCTATTTCTGAAGACTACATAGGAGATTTAAAAAACATAAGTAATGTAAAGAAAGCATTAAACTTAGTTTCAACTTTCTTACCTAAACAACAAAGAGAGTTAGGTGGTTACATGTTTTCTTTAATAGCAAACAACAGTACAGAAGCAAACAACTTAAATAACACTGAGTTTAAACAGTTAATTGAAAGACTTTATAAAGATAACTTTAGAGCAAAGAAAGCTGAGATTACAGCACAGTACAATATCATAAAAAGTATTGCAGATAGTGGCAACAGTTCAGAAGCTATACAAGAGCTTTTAAAGAACTTAGTTGCTACTGTAGACAATTTAGATATGGTCATTAATAACTTTGACCAAATCTATTTAAAAAAGATAAGGGAAGCAGGTAAGAAGAAATTTATAGATACTAATGTTAAGTCTGCAAAAGACTTAGAAAAAGAACTAGACAAAGAAGCTTCACAAGCTGAACAAGGGTATGTAAAAGATTACAATCAATCTTCTAATGAAGTAGTACATAAAGATAAGATTAGCAAGAAGCTAAAGAAAATATTTTCTGAGGTGAGTACAGGTGAGACTGGTTTTATGGGTATAGATTTATACCAAAACTATGACAAGGTGTACAACAAGATAGCTAGCTTTATGTCTAACCCTTTACCATTGTCTCCAAACTTTGATACAATGATAGCTAAACTGGAGACAATTCCAGAGTTTGCTTCTATTGTAGCAAGTTTAAAAGAGTCTGATGTTGATGTTCAAAATGGGTTTGTATCTAACATGTATAAGTATGCAGCTAATGCAAAGTTTATAGCCTTTACTACTAATGGACAAACTGGTTTAGAAGGAGAAGTTTGGTTTAGTAACAGAAACAATTTAAAGCAAAAGATAAGAGAAACTTGGGACAACAACTTTAAAAGGAGTGATGTTGTTACACAAGATTCACTTAACCAAGAAAAGTTACAAAAGTTAGCTGACCAATATGATAGTTGGAAAGGAGAAGGCTTTAACCAGGACCCAGAAGTACTTAAAGAATGGTTAAGAAGTTTTGGTCTTGATATTTCTGAAGGTACTTGGGATGAACTTGTTGAAGGTAATCTTATGATTAACAGAACAGGTCTTAGTAATGAGAAGCTATCTTTTGAAGACTTGTTTTATGATGAAGGCAAAAGAAGAGACAGATTGTTTTCTAGTTTAGCAAACTATGCTAAGACTTATGCTAAAACTAGTTCTGCAATAGACTTTACTAAAAATGATAAGTTAGTTCCTTTTGAAGATATGAATAATATCATGAAAGGGTTAATTGAAATTGAGTCTCATCACAATGCATCTCTTGCAAACATTACAAGAAGAGATGGTGGTAAGACTGTAAGTGAGATAGTTTTTCCTAGTCATTTCCTAGACACTTTTAATGCTCTATCTAATAGTGCTGGTACAGATAAAGCTGGCATCAAAGCACTACAAGAAACTGCTTATGCAGAGAACTCTTATTGGTTAGACTTATTAATGAATGAACCTGCTATGGCTGATGTATTCAGTTATGGAGAAACAGGGTTGATGTCTATGAGAAACATGGACAAGCCAATGAATGATTACAGTAAAATAGAAAACTTAAGTTCTCTGGATTACATGTATCATCAAAGAGCAATGTTCCAATTCATGAGAACAGAACCTTTCCCAAGATATAAAGGTTTTAAAATGAGAGTAGCAACAATGTCAATACCTACATCTTCTGATAAAGGTAGAATGATGTTACTTAAAGTTCCTGTATTTGACTTACTTGCAATGGAGAATACTCTTACTGCAAATGACAATGGAACAGTAAACTTTAGTCAAGACTTAAATGACTTACTTTTTGAGCAGTTAGTGAAGCCTGAACTTAACAGAATAGTAGAACATAAACTACTTGAAACTGAGCCAGACATAAAGAACTACAACAAAGGTGCAGTAAGATTTAATGCAATGGCTGGGTTGAATACTCTTAAAAACTCTGAAGGAGTGTCTGCTGTAAAATTCTTAGAGCAAGGTGGGTCAATAAAAGATTTCACATCTCAATATAAAGATGCTGCAGTTGCTCACATTAAAGAGTTAATGGAGAATGATGTAGTGCAAAACTTAAGTGTTATTGGAGACACAAATCAAAACTCTGATAACTTTAACAAAAAAGAGTACATAAGTAGAAACACTGCTACTACAAATCAAAAGAAGAAATTAGCTGAATTTGACTATGTAATAAATAGTTACTTTAACAACACAAACATAATGCAAACTATGGCAGGAGACCCTGCTATATACTTCAACTCAAAAGGAAGTGATTCTACTATAGATGACAAAGCTTTACAAGCACAGTACTCAAAAGAATTAGGAGTAAACATGGGTAAAAGACTTGCCTTAATGATTGCACCTGGTATTGTTACAGCTAACTCTGATACTCAAAAACACATTCAGCTGTTCTTGAAAGACCAAAGTGAAGTTGCTAGTATGGCAGAAAACATTGTAGAGTTTCATTATGGAAAGGATGCTTTAAAAGAAGAGTTCATGGGTAAAACCTATGACCAACACATTAAAGATTTAAGAGATAAGAAGTCTACTGATGTAGTTAAGGAACAATTAAATTTAAAGTTTGCTAAAGTAGCTAAATTCTTTGATATTGAATCTACTGATGCACAAGAGTACACTACACTTAGAGAACATTTAAGATTGTTAGTAGGAGAAGGTAAAATTACTCAAGACAAGGCTGATGAAATTCATGACCATGTGTTTGTAAAAAAGTTACCTTTAGATAGAAATGATAAAGATGTTCAATTGGTTTTACAACCTATGAAGCCTGTTTACACAGGGTCTGTTATCAAAGATGGTATCAATAGAATAATGTATATCAAATCTTCTTCTTTCCCATTAATTCCAGACCTAATTACTGGAACAGGTTTAGAGCCACTAATGAATAAGATGAATGAGATTCAAGAACTTTCAGGAGGTAAAACTGTAAGAGCTTCATATCAATCTGCTAATAAAGTAGGTGCTATGGCAACTGAAATAGATCCTTTTAGTCAAAATGATTTAGATGGATTAACTACTAATTGGAACAGTACAGATTTACACCCTACTGATAGTATGGTTCTTAATGGTATGGGTCTTAAAATACAACAAGACATACCATTTAAGTCTGCTGTAAAAGGAGATGATAAGGTATCTATGGGTACACAAATTTTCAAACTATTATTTGGAGATGGAGTTGCAGATATTAACACAGATGACTTTGATGGTGCTTCATTACAAGAAGAGTTCTTTGAAGCTTTTTCTGTAATGATAGACATTAGCAAGCAAAACTTGTTAGACAAATTAGGGTTAGATGAAAACTACAAGCCTATTGATAAAGCTGAATCTTTTGAAAAACTTAGTGAGTTATTAAAAGAATCTGCAGAAGAAAGAGACTTCTCTGATAATGATTTAAAATTATTAGATGTAAATGAATCAACAAAAAGGGATGGCTCTAAGGTAAATCACTTTACCTTGCCACTATGGTTTTCTGGGAACAGTAACAAGTTTGAATCTATGCTTACTGCTATTGTAAACAATAAGATATTTAAACAAAAATTACCAGGAAACTCTTTTGTAGTAGGGTCTGAAGCAGGTCTTACAATAAGAACACAAGAAGATTTGTTCCAAGAAACAGAAGAAGTTGTAGAAGAAGTAGTAGTGCCACAAAAAGCACAACCTGTTGCAACTGACTTGACTGCTGAACAAAAAGCAGAAGCTAAACCTGAGTTATCAATGTCTTTTGTAAGTAGGTCTGAACTTACTAACTCTGAAGATATAGATAAAACTCTTGAAGATAACAATAGAATAAAAGATGAGTACACAGAACTTGAAGACTTAATGGGTTGTTTATGGCAGTAGATAAAAAGAACAAAGATTTTATAGAAGAATTTGCAATAAGTGAGAAGAGACACAGGGAACTTATTCTCACTATCAAAGGCATAGTTAATGAAATGCCTAAGACTGAAATAGACCTTTCTTCTTTAGAGACAGTAAAGGATTCTATTAACAAACTCATTAGTACTCAAAAGTTTGCAAACACTACTCCTGACAATAAAGTAGAACTATTGGACAGTATTAAGAATTTAAGTGCTAACTTTGTAGAAAGCATGGTTGAGTTAAGAGCTGCAGTTGAGCTATCTAACAGACCCAAAGAGTATGTTTTTCATGTTGAAAGAGACAATGAAGATAATAAGATTACTAAAGTAATAGCTAAAACTAAATAATGAAAGCATTTGCAATTGTACAAGATACACAGAACACTGGAGACCAGGACTTATCTGCATATCAAACAATTGAAAATGCAGATTATAAACTATCACTAAAATCAGATACAGACCATGAACATGAAATAGGTAACATGAAATTGTTATTTGAAAACTCTTTATTATAAACACAATTACTATTAATATATACAACCATTAACAACAAACACAATGAGCTTAATCCAAAGAATTTCAGACTTAACCATCAGGGTTGGTACTGAATTTAAAACAGTAAAAACGTTAATAGCAGGAACTGCATCTGGTAGTTTAACAGCATTAACAACAACAGTAAAGACAAGTATTCTTGCAGCAATCAACTCACTTAAAACTGAAGTAGATGGCAAGCAAGCAAATTTAGGTTACACACCTGAAGATGAAAACAACAAAGGTCAAGCAAATGGATATGCTCCATTAGATGCTAATGCCAAAGTACCTGCTGCACATTTACCTGCTTATGTAGATGATGTATTAGAATCAGCTGATTTTGCTAGTTTACCAGCTTCTGGTGAAACAAGTATTATCTATGTAACATTAGATGATAACATCACTTACAGATGGACAGGTTCAGGGTATGTAGAGATTTCTAAATCTTTAGCTTTAGGAGAAACTTCTTCTTCTGCATATAGAGGAGATAGAGGTAAGATTGCTTATGACCATTCACAGATTACAGATGCTAACCCACACCAAACTACATTTGAGCAATTATTAGCAAAACCTACAACAATTGCTGGGTTTGGAATTACAGATGCATTTACTAAAGATGAAATTGGAGATGTAACCACAAACTATGTGTCTGCATTTGAATCAGCTTTGCTATAATACATGAGTCTAGTATCTAAAATATATGACTTAGCTGCAAGAATTGCACTAGAAATTAAATCACTTAGGGAGTCAAGGTTGAAAAATACCTCTGACACCCTAGATGGTGATTTAGATATTACAGGTTATGTTAAAGCAAATGGAACTGTTGAGGGATCTAATTTATCAGGTAACAACACAGGAGACCAAGACACTATATACCCAATGGTACATAGTGCAAATATGATGATGAAGCAACAAACTGAATTTATTAAATCTATAAACAACAATTGGATATGACATCAGAAGAAATAGCTATTATGGCTTTGCAACAAACTAATTCTGAATTAGTAGCTGCTGTTAATACAACCAAAGCAAATATAGAATCATCAATAAATGATGCAGTTGTCTTAGCTGGAGATACAGTAGTAGCAGGGTTAATATCAGTTACTAGTAATTCCATAGCTTCTAAGACTATGTTTCTTAGATACTTAAATAAATAAATTATGCCAACAAATCAAGACATAGTAGACAACATAGTTGTTTTAGATGACTCAGTTCAAGAACTATTAATAGAAGCAGGAGTGACTAAAGATGCTGCTGATGCTTTAATAGCTGCTTTTCAAGCAACAAAAGACAGAGTAGATAATGAACTAAGTGAAGTAGATAATACTACAGATGCTAATAAGCCTTTGAGTTTGTCTATCATAGAAGCACTACTACTTAAAGTAAATATAAATACTGTAAGTACTGTAAATGGGGTTTCCTTATTAACAGGTGTACCTTTAGTTATAGAAAGGGGTGCAGTATCAAGAAGAACATTATCTTATGAATTAAGAGGGACATTAAGAAGTCCTGCAGCACCATTACCAGTTGCTGATGATTCAGTAGTAATAGAATCTATAGGAGAATTTATCTATGTAGAAAGCACAGGAGAACCTGATGAAGATGAAACATGTTTTACATCAGTACACCCAGATACAGGAGTAGCTATAGGACAATGGTTATTAGAAATACCACATCCAGACTACTTAAATGCAGCAGACTTATTTAAAGATGCTATCTTAGATGAATGGATGGAAGATGAAGAAATTAGAATAGCAGGTTACAACAACTAAAAAACAATTCAAATGATAACATTAAAAGCACGTAGAACTCTGAATGCTATTGAGACAGGGACTTTAGATAGTTCAGGTTTAGAAGCTAGATTAGCAGACCCTGGACATTTAGCAGAATTTTACAGTCTGTTAGCAACTAAAAGCCAAACTAGAAGAATGGCTTCAAGTGAATTAACAATGGAAGCAATTGCTTTTAGTGAAAAAGCTCACAAAGCTATTTTTCAATCTTCTACAAATTACAATACAACAGCTGCTCAAGCAGTTGCAGATAGTCCTGTAGCTATGGCTAAAATGGCTGTGTCATTAGATGCTTTAACAGTAGCTATTGAGAACCCAGTATCATGGGCATTATTTACAAACAGTCCTTACTATGAAGTAAACATTAAAACTATTGTAGCATTATTTGCTGGATTAGATGCAAGTCTGTATGAGTCTATTCAAGAAATGATAGAAGACCCTGCAGCAACTTATGAAATTGCAGCAAATGATAATGCAATGACTGCACTTGTAAATAGTACAATAGCTATGACTAA